CCCCCCCCCTATTCAATGGCCTGTAGTTCAGCGGTAGAACGCTTGACTGTTAATCAAGTTGTCGCAGGTTCGATCCCTGCCGGGCCAGTGGGGTGCGGAGTTCTTAACTCCTAAACCCAAAATCCCAGGATGCCGTCTTACAGGTTTCCATAATCCTGGGTGATAAAAATTGAAACCTGGCATATTGTGAGAGGCCCTTGGCTTTAATAGAGTCAAGGTTGTCAGCAGTCTTTAACTGTTGCCTCACCACAAACTCTCCGTTCTAGACTCCGGAGTCGTATGGAATACGTCGTTAAGTTCCCGCCACGGCCACGAACACAGGCGTTAATATGTGGTGCTTTCTTGAGGGCTGTTTTGCCATTGGTGTTGCTGGAGCGAACGCTCTTACCGGCCAATATGCAGGCCCTGCTGAAAGCAAGCCCCCACCTCTGTCCGTCCTTGAGACGTTTCACGTGTAAAATCGGGGCATCTCGGGGTGTAGCGCAGCGGTAGCGCGCCTGCTTTGGGAGCAGGATGTCGGAGGTTCGATCCCTCCCACCCCGACTTGCCACTTTGCGCCAGAGCTGATAATCTGGAGTGCCGGTGGCCACCAAGGGTCCTCCAAGGAACGGGGGCTTAAACGAAGGGTCCCCTAAACCACATCATAGAATGGCGAAAGTGCTTAGATAATGGAGTTTAGATTCAGTTCAACTAAGTTGTCTGGATTTAAACAAAATGCCAAGTAACTCGCACATTGTAGGTGGATACCCTCGCCCGCGCCGGTAGTCTATTGGTAAGGACACCCAGACAATGGAGCTGGATTACCACGTAATCCGTAAGATAGTCGGTTCGATTCCGGCACGGCGTATATGTCTCAGTAGCTCAGCGAACAGAGCAACCGCCTTCTAAGCGGTCGGTCGTAGGTTTGAATCCTACCTGAGACGCCAGGGAACATAGCTCCAACGGTAGAGCACACGATTGAAGATCGTGGTGTTGTCGGTTCGATTCCGACTGTTCCCACCTCTGGAACGTAGCTCAGTTGGTAGAGCACACGGCTGATAACCGTGCGGTCACGAGTTCAAGTCTCGTCGTTCCAATCGCCTCATCAGAGGCATTTTTTCCGAGATAGCCAAGTGGTAAGGCAGCGGGTTTTGGTCCCGCTATCCTAGGTTCGAGTCCTAGTCTCGGAATTGCCCAAAGGGCAAACCATAACGGTCCATTCGACTAGCGGGCAGGTCACCACCCTTTCAAGGTGGCAGCACGGGTTCAAATCCCGTATGGACTATTGCCTTCGGGCAAATTGCTCTCTTAGCTCAGCGGACTAGAGCACCTGGCTACGGACCAGGGTGTCGGGAGTTCAAATCTCTCAGAGAGCGCTTGCCGAAAGGCAAAATGGAAGTGTGGCAGAGTGGTTTATCGCAGAATCCTGCTAAGATTCCGTGTCGGTTATCCCGGCACCGTTGGTTCAAATCCAACCACTTCCGCTCGGCAGTATAGCTTAATGGTAAAGCCCGTCATTCATAACGACGGAATTATGAGTTCAAATCTCATTACTGCCATGTGTACGTAGCATAATGGTTAATGCACCAGTTTGTGGAACTGGTTTATGGCGGTTCAAGTCCGCTCGTACACCCCGCCTCCTTAGCTCAGCTGGATAGAGCAACGGTTTTGTAAACCGTAGGTCGTCGGTTCGAGTCCGACAGGAGGCTTTAGTTGAAAGACATCCATAAAGAGCATTACTAATTACCAAATGACTAATCCTTTTACCCCCCAAAGCCCGGACATACAAGTGGCCGTGTTGGGAGAAAAACTCATGGTCTATGAAGAACTCACAAAAGAAATGCTTTTAAAGCTTGAGTTGGCTGTAGATAAAATATCGGAAGCAAATCAAAACATCTCAAAAATACTCGTCCGCCACGACGAACGTTTAGAACAAGCCATACAATCCGACGTTGCTATAATTAAGCTCCTTGATGAAATGAAAAAACAAAACGCCGACTCAATTAAGGAGATTGAGGAGGTGCTCAAGGACCACGACAAGCGCATCGGAGAACTATCGCGATTGAGATGGCTTGTTGCAGGGGTTATATTAGCGGCCGGGTTTATTATAGGCGAAGCAAGGCCCATTAGTCAGTTTTTCTCACCAACCCACCACCCCGCACCGCAGATCCCAGGAAACACCCGGGGCCGATGAGAGGGCAAAAAGTCCTCTAAAGACATTGTGTACATTTAGGCCATTTAGGGAGTATAATAGTTGTATTAGGAACTTGAGACGTTCCAGGCAAAGGTGCCAAACGGTTCAGATATACTGAAACCACATAGTTTGGAATCAGCCCCCTTTGGATGTTCGCGGTGGTACTGCGTCCTACTCCGTTGGAAACTGTCAGTATACTGGGTGTAGCGCCCACATAGCATACGGATAAGTCCATCGTTATGCTCTTTTAGCAATCTGGTGAATGCAACGAACTCATAATTCGTGTGAGGTGAGTTCGATCCTCACAAGGAGCATATGCGCAAATGGCGGAATTGGTAACTAAATAGTTTATAGACTATAAAGTCTACCATTATGAGAGTGCGAAAGGACATTGACAACAAAAAAGACTATATAATAAATAGTCTGCTATCTGGAAGCAAAACTCCTACAGAATTATGTCTAGAGTTAAATTGCCGACCAGACACTCTTAGACGCAGAACTTCTAAGTGGATTCCGAACTATAGACCTGATTATACTGCCAAAATAAGAAATTTTGGTGGGAGAAACAAATGGCCTACATTACAAGAGTACGTTCTAACTAAAGGTAAAAACTGTAAAAGAAGCGTTATTTATAGGCTTCTTGTTCAAGAGAGCGGGGAACAATGCGAACAGTGCGGCATTTCTTCCGAGTGGAACGGTAAATTTTTAAGACTACAAGTTGACCATATAGATGGTCAATGTTATAATAACACTGTTGACAATTTAAGGCTTTTATGCCCTAATTGCCACTCTCAAACGCCCACGTTCTCTAATAGAACACCTCTAGCACGGGTGGTGGAAAGGTAGACACAGTAGCCTTAGAAGCTACCGCTTAACAGCATGGAGGTTCAAGTCCTCTTCCGTGCATTCAAGTTTAAAGTTATCCCCCGGGCGATTAACTCAGCGGTAGAGTGGCCTCCTTACAAGTGGTAAGTCACTGGTTCGAGTCCAGTATCGCCCATTATTTAATAAAAAAACACACATTATGGAAACTATTACATTTTCAGACTCAGTTAAATCAACCGACGACTCTAACGAAGTCGTATTTAGTGAAATACCAGACGTAACCGCACTATCCTTTGAGGAGTATTGTAAGCGTTACCCAGAACGCCACGAGTGTTTGGAGTACGACGTGTAAACTGTCCACTGCGCCCTGGGCCTCTGCCTATTTTGTATTATAGTACTATATAGAGGCCACTTCAACCCGTGAACATTTTCTATCTAGATTTCGATTATAAAAAATGTGCTGCGTATCACTGCGATAAGCACGTTAACAAGATGATTATCGAGCATCTCCAAATGATGAGCGTGGCTCTGGCCCACTATGGCTATCCTCCTGCTAAGAAAAAAGACGGAAACTACTACTCAACCCGGGCTTATAAAAACCACCCATGTACCAAGTGGGTAAAGGAGTCATCGGGGAATTTTATGTGGTTGTTCTCAATGACCAGGTATCTCTGCGTTGAATTTGAGCAAAGATTTGGTAAAAAGCACGCCGGGCTCACCAGTTTAGTGGGTTTAGTAAGTGACAATGTAGTTAGTGATTTACTGGAACAAAGTATCTACCCACATTTAGGATATACTGTGCCCGCCCAAGCAATGCCTACCTATTGCAAAAACGAGGCGGATCCTGTTACTGCTTACCGCAGTTACTACAACCACGAGAAATGGAAATTTGCCTCATGGGACAGAGCCGGAGGAACTCCGCCACCATGGTGGGCGCCGCAGAGTTTTATTCATGGTGCGGCTTATATCGAACTACTTGGGAAACATGTCTGAAAAAAAGTATTGTATAATTGGAGATCTTCACGGCCGTGTAGAAACACTTGAGAAGATCCTGGGGCGGTCAGAGGGCTACCACTACATTTTCCTGGGAGACATTATCCACCACAAGCCATTCTTCCGGCGCTCTAAGCGTTGTTCGCCAATTAACATGCTTCTTAAGGTCAAAGAGTTGGTGGATGGGGATATGGCAACCCTCATCATCGGCAATAACGAAAACTACATACTAAAGAACCTCGTATTGCCCAAGGCACAAATTAAACAAAAAGAAGTAAGACATACTTTGCAATGTCTCAAGGACTTGGAACTGGAACAACGTTTATCCCTCCTGAGTTGGTTAAATACCTCGCCATTGACACTCGAGTTTGAGTCCCATGGCCACAAATACCGTTGCGCTCATGCCTACTACGATTCCAACTACACCTCTGAAACACGCAATCGCGTCCTATCAGGCACCGGGTATCCGTGGTTCAGACAAGACAGCCTAGAAGATCATATTTGTCCTGGTTTTGAGTATTTTTTTGGTCACTATGGCTATCCTTATTTCCGCCAGAACCTTCGCATCATAGACGCCACCAATTTTGAAGGAGTGGGGGTATATTACACAGATCGGGAAGAGTTTTTTATCTACTACTAAACCACCTGATGAAAAGTAAACTACTGATTGTTGGTATTGCTATTGCTATGTTTCCTGGTTTTATAAATGGTCTCCATTATATCAAAAGAGACCTTACTTTTCTTTATTGCACTCTATCTAAATCCTGTAATGACTGACCTGACTAAATTAAATTTTGTAAATTCTTTTCATACACTTACGTTGTGTTGGCTAATTGCAGTTATGTTGAACTTAATCCCACAATAGGACACCTGAAGAAGTGGCTAAAGCTCTTGACCAAGGGTCCTATGGTGTGATAAGATAGTACTATCTGCTCAAAAATGTATGTCAAAGCTCAACTCCCTCGGGTATGTAGTCCTTTCCGACTCCATGAATGCCAAAGTGTTCGGCGAGGGGGTTGTTGTCAAAACACCAGAGAAAAAAGCCATCTCCTCAATCAAAGAAGAGATGGAGAATTTTGGCGTGGAGTTTCCGATAAAAAATCCCCCAAACTTTTTCATTGACGACTTTGCTCTTCCGGAGCTTAAAGCCAACTCGATCAAAACTCACTTTGATGTCATATCCAAAGAAGTCTGCAAAGATCGTGTAAAGTTGATGAAAGATTTTGCCTACGTAGAAATCCCAGAACCCCCTGACAAAACCAAATACTTTATGTACGCAGGCTGGGTCAAGTATCCATTTGACGGTTCTCCGGAAGTTGTCGATGGCATTGAAGAAACCATCGGGGTTTTTGACTGCGAAACTTTTGTGCAGGGAAGTGACTTTGCCCACCCAATCCTTGCCACTGCAGTGACGAATAAGGCTTATTATATCTGGATGCATCCAAGTTTTGTAAATTCAAAAATCCCCTATGAGCCGATGCTCGTGCCATTGGGGCAAAAGGATGGCCTCTTTATCGCCCATAACGTAGCCTATGACCGCCCTCGGACGCAGGAAGCCTACGTCCTCGGAAAAACCAACTCGTGGTTTGATACGATGAGCGCGCATATCAATGTCTCCGGGCTAGCATCGGGGCAGCGATGGTGGTATGTGCAAAAGCAATCCAAAAAATCCTCGTACAAAGCCGATCCGATTTGGGCCGATCAAGGCGCAATGAATAACCTCATTGATTGTTACAACTTCCATTGCCGTCCGGCCATCCCCCTCGAGCAGGAAGATAAGAAGATTAGAAATACTTTTGTGGATGCTACCTCAATGGAAGACTTTGTCCTTGACCGCGATAATCTTATTCAATATGCTGTCAATGACGTCAAAATTACCTTTGAGTTGTACTCTATTCTCGTACTAAAGTATCTCCAAAATAACCCCTCACTGACCACATTGGCGGGGCACTTCGGTGTTGCCGGAGCAAAGCTCCCGGTCGTTTCGGACTGGATGGGGTGGTTTGAGTCGTGTGAAAAGGCCTGGCATTCTTCCATTGCCAAACAAGAAAAAACTCTAAGCCAAATGGCTAAGGAGCTCTATGAGTCTTGGAACGAGGGCGAAATTACCGATGAGGATATTAAGGCCGATCCTTGGCTCTCACAACTTGACTGGGAGGCGAACTTTAAACTCACCAAGGCCGGTAAACCTAGCTCAAAGTGGTACGGGGTCCCCAAGTGGGTGAGGAGTGTTTCTGCAAAAGACCTTGTCGATGGCAAACCTACCGTGGAGGGAATTTCTACAAAGAACCGTCTCTCTCACCTGCTCCTTCGCCTCAAGTGGGACGATCAGCCCATCCACTTCTTCACGGACAAAGGCTGGTGTTATATGGACCAGGATAGTGGTTTGTATTTGCGCCTTCCTCACAAAGACGGAGAAGGGGTCAATGTAGGCAATGTTCTTACTAAAGATTACGTAGAAGATTTTGAGTCTGGTGTTCTCACCTCTGACCTTACAGAAGCCCGGGAACTCATCGGCCTTGCAATCAATGTCGCCTACTGGACCTCTGTTCGCTCACGGGTGCGAGAACAAAACATTGAGCCGGTCAAAACCCCTGATGGCAAACAATTCAATCTAATTGTTCCGGCCTCAGTACCCCACAACACCTCTACCAATCGAGCAGGAGAAAACCTCTGGCTTACTGTCCCCGACCCCAAGTACGATAAAATTGGCAGCGAAATCAAGACCCGTGTCCAAGCCCCCGAGGGTTATGTATTTGTCGAGTCGGACTTTGACGCCCAAGAGGCCGTGGTTGCTTCGATTTTTGCCGACTCCTATCACAAAGTTGCCGGGAGTACACAGTTTTCCCACTCGATCCTTGCAGGGTCTAAAGACGATGGCACGGACATGCACTCCATGACCGCCAGTGCCATTGGGATCTCTAGAGCTGTGGCCAAAGGATGTAACTATGGTATGCTCTATGGGTGTGGGGCGAAGACCCTGGCCAATACTATTCGCAAGGGAAATAAAACCATCCCGATGAAAGATGCCATGGTCATGGGCAAAAAACTCATTAAAATCAAGAAAGGCGAGAAGGCCTCGAGGCTCTCACAAACGCTCATCGGCGGATCCGACTCATACGCCTATAATGAAATGGCCCGGGTGGCAAACCTACCCTGCCCTATCAATCCTCTGAGCGGGACTAAGATGTCCACCTCTTTCCGTCCTTCGACTGTAGGAACTGACTTCTGGACAATGCGTAATAACTGGTGTATTCAATCCACCGGAAGTGCTATGCTCCACGCCTTTATGACCGCTATGGAGTGGTTGATTAAGGAGTACGAGCTAGATGCAGAGTTTTGCATGAGTGTCCATGATAGCATCTTGTATCTCTGCCCTGAGGCCCAAGCCAAGAAAGTTGCTACTCTTTTCCAGGTTGCTCACGTGTGGTGTTGGGCCTGGATGAGGTATAATTATGAGATGTACGAACTTCCTGTGGCTAATGCCTGGCTCTCATCTATTGAAATTGACAAAATCTTTAGAAAGTCAGCCGACTCTAATACTAAGACCGTCTCACAACAAAAAACCGAAGGTGATGGCAAATCAGTCACCATCCAAGACCTAGTTCCAGTGTTTAATTCTATGTTCGGAGAAACAAAATGAAACCTAAAACTCTTGTGATTTTAGAAATGGCAATTGAGGCGGGTGTGCGTCGGGGCTGGGGACGTGCTCACAAGCACGTAGAGAACCCCTTGCCGAGTGCTATTATGCAGCACATTGACGAGGCTGTGATGGCTGAAATTCACGAATACTTCACCTTTAACGATGAAACTCTTTGACTATTATAGGGACTACGATTTTGGCCACGACATCTACCTCATCGTGGGCCAATTTAAGAACTTCAACATCCTTGATGGGGAGTTTCACACAACTGAATATTGGTCTTGGGAACCGGATATTCGCTTTGCCTTTGGGGTATTAGCTGGCGCACTATTTAGCATAGATTTTAGGGCCTGGTCTTTTTCATTCAGTTTGGCCCTTATCCCTTACCGGCTTCCATCCGATCTTTCACACACCAGAGAACTATGAAAAACTTTTTTCTATCTTTGTGGTATGATTATAAGCACTGGAGGTACGAGCGCAGATGCCTTAAGTACTTTGGAGCAAAACCAGAAACAATTTATCTCTCTCGTAGGGACTATGATGAGTTGGCAAGACAAATCAGCAAACCTACAGACCCAAAAACAATCGAATCACTAAAACAACTTTTAAAAAGGAGTACCACTTGGGATGACTTACAGTCTAAATGAAGCTGCAATAGCCTTCTCATATACCAGAGAAGAATTGTTTGATTGTGTGGCACGGATTGTAGCACATCCACACACTGTTATTACCGACCATGACAGAGCCCGCACTATGGCAATTTTTTTGGCCTTCAACGACTACTTTGGCAATTACACCGAAAGCGACTTTGAAGGGGGGCACTGCGTTTATGAACGTGATGCCACTGACCTCGAAGGGTTTGTGATGGAAATGCTCGATGAGGAAGACTATGGCGAATTAAAAGCAGAGGAGATTTTAAAATGAGCAGCAATGATTATTATCGCGCCGTGCTATTTGGTGTAGTTATTGGTGCGGGTTTTCTTACTCTATTCCTTGTGTTTTTAATTCCAGCAGAGGACTGGAAACCAAAAGAGGCACCAAAGTCTCTAGGTACTTTTACGATTGTGTCAGAGTATAAAGGTTGTGACGTAGTTAGATGGCATGATGATATGCTTGCCGAGTACAGGTATTTTCTTGATTGTAGTAACAAATGACTGAAAGAGCGCAAAAGTTAATGGAACAGGTGTGGCATGAACGAAACACCTGGGCAAATACTGAGCAAAGATTGGTTGCAGTTATTGTTCGTAAAGCAATGGAACACGTTAAAACCCTAACAGCATCCAAACTGAACAACTTAGCAGTATTAGATAAAAATGATTTAATTGCCCTATCACTGGAGCTTGAAAATTTGCCATGACGACCTTCGACGACCTCAACGACTTCTTCAGAGCCACCTACGGATTTTCGCTATTCCTCCGCGAAGAGCCGACGCTCATGTCCAGGCATAAACGCCCCTCTCAGTGGGTAGGGGCCAATTCGCCAGATATCGTGCTACTTCGCCGAACTGGCTACCCGCCGACCAAATATCCCAAATCCCATGGTATAATTAATAATGGAGGGCACAGACTGATATCCCTCTCGACCCTTTTCTCAAACATTAAAGAAAATCGGTCGCTGTATTTGAAGCTGCAATAGCCCAAATCAGTTTAAAGTTAAATTCAGTCGCTTGTCAAGCCCCTGAAACCTAGTTTTATGCTTGCCGGGCGACTGTCATAGCACCTCTATCTCATCAATAAACAATTGCAGATTGCAAAGATGACCCTGGAATGCTATGTCCTTTATCTCGGAGCTTATGAAAAAAACTATTATCACCTTGGCCGCCCTTGCCGCCGCCACCATTTCTTTTCTGCCTGGTGAGGCAGTAAATGCATCATCAAGGAAACAGTGCGGAGGAGCAAGTTATTACGGACTAGGAGACGGATATCAGGGTGGAATTACTGCTTCAGGTAAGCGGTTTGACACCTGGTCGAATCAAGCAGCGCATAAGTGGCTACCATTTGGAACGGTTGTTACGGTGACTGCTAACGGCCAAAGCACTAAAGTCAAGATTACGGACCGCGGACCTTTTGTCGGCGGGCGAGTCATAGACCTATCTGCTAAATCCTTTAGCGATCTAGCACCTCTATCTAGAGGAGTACAGAACGTCTGTATTTCCTGGTAGAAGGACACCAACTACAACCGAATATCAAAGGGAGCCCTGGTTTGCGCCGGGGCTTTATTTTGTTCAGATTTCAGCATTAACGGATTCTAGAAGGTAGCAGGTGGCATTGCAACTCATCAACATGTCCTCAATGGCAGCAATGAGACCATAGTTTTTATCACCTTCGGCTTCTTCACGGGCTCTCTTTAATCCCTCGTCCAGCTCCTTGACCAAATTACACAGTTCTTTGCATAGTTCTGCCGGTGTGGTCCATTCTAACTCAGGTACTGAGTTCATGATAGATGCCGGGATTTCAATTCCCAAACTTCTAATCTGCTCGGCCATAGGATCAAACTTTTCCGCAAAAGTCTCATATACCTTCTCAAAAAGCAGGTGGAAGTGATAGAAGTCAATGCCAGTGACATTCCAGTGCGCTAAATGAGCCGCCTCGATAAGATTATGTTGAAGCTCTAGTACTTGAGTGTATATGGGGTTCATGTTGATTCACCGTATGCTGAATTTGTAGAAAGATAAAAGTCTTGACGAGAAGAAGTAAGAGGGTTGGAGTTTGGAACAGTTCCTGCTATATTTCTCCATAATCCGGCGTCTATGTTTAACTTAAACCAAGGTGGGTAAGGTTCTGTTTGGTCTTTGTAACACTTCCAACATTTTTGCAGTGTTCCAGAGGTTGTTTTTGACTGGTCTATTACCCTATCTCCCGTGGAATTGAATGATAATGCATCTCTGGGGATAAATTGGTAAGTGGCGTCGCCATTAAGTTCTTCTGAGCAGATTAAGATAAGCGCATCACTAATTTCTCTTTTGCATCGTAAGTCTTCAACAACATACTCCTCGGTCGTATCTACGTCTACTTTTCTTCTCCAAACTGCCAAGCCCGTGTTCTTTCTGTCTTCCGTAAGAAGACAACTACGCTGTGGTAAAAAATCTTCGATAGAAATAGAATCAAAAGCGGCACAAGGTTGAGAATAGAACCTTCCGTCTGAAAGCAATACCTCAATGGTAAAGTTCATTTCATAGATAAATTGAGAGGCCTCGGTGACTTGGACAAAACGCCCGGGGCCTGGCTCAAATCCTGTCTGAAATTCTAATCCGGGTATTTCTGGCACCCATCCAGAAACGGCGTCATAAATCAGATCCATAAGCGGAAGCGCGAAACTATGCCCTTCTCGCTGGACTTGTTTTTGAACGATTGTAATCGAGTAGCTAAGAGATCTATTTCTAATTGTGGGAATATAGGCTCCTTTGTTTGGATTATTAGTATTCTCGTTAGCATAACTAACGATAATCATTGTTTGTTCAGATACTCTTCCCGACTCATCTAGTTCTTCTGCAAGGCGAAGAACCACGGCGCTCTGACCGAGCGTCTTATGCACTCTCCTATGGAGTTGATTTTCTATTTCAAGAAGCACAGTTTACCACTCCCCGCCACTAATGAAGTTTTGAAGCTCCCAGTTGCCGGTTGTAAAGTTATAGAGTAGGGCGTCGCCAGGTTTTACGTTGCGAACAAAGTTTACGTTGGAAAGATCTTGGATCCTCCTAGAACTTTCAAGACTAAGTATGTATTGGCGAAGTTCTTCGGCGGATTGCTTATATTCCGTACTATCGGGGAATACTCCCACTCTCCCACCTAAACGGCCATAGGCTCCGCCCAAATAATAACAACCGCCAGAAGGCCCGTCTTGGATGAGGAGGAAGGCCTGGCCATCCGCGGGGCCAGGGTTAAATGGGTCATAGCCATACGGTTGATTGCTCATGGTAATAGAGTAGGAGTGGGGTGGGGTTAGAACGTATCGCCTTCTTTCAGGCCATTGAAGTTGTCAAATTCTCCGTTTTCGGACTCGGTTGTGTTAGTGGCTACTATCATATCTCCGTTTTCTGCATTAATAACATCCGCGGTGTTTGTAAATGACCCAAGGTCCCTTGTGGTTTCTAGCGCATCGAATAGTTGATTGATTTCAACGGTGGATTCGGCGGCCCCAGTTCTAATATCAAGGGTCGCATCAGAAAGTCCCTGGGCATGGATCCGTGGGGTGCTAATAGCCTCCTTGCGGGGGAACTGCCACCAGCGATTGTTCCCACCTTCGTTGAGCACCCAACGATTGAGAGACGGTTCGGTAAAACTACGCCCTCTCCTATACGCGCTCTTTGTCATAGAGCAACTACTATTCCAGTAGCGGTATGCTTCTTGCCATTTTAACCCGGAGGACGGGGAAGCTTTAGAGGCCCACAACTCAAGTTGCTCAAGGGCTTTTTCTGCGGCATCTATGACTTGTTGGCGAGGACGAAGTATATCTAGATACCAGCGGGCAATTGTGGCTTGAGTGCGACGATATGACCCGGCAATAAGAATCTTGCCCTGCGGTGGCGCGGTGATGATGTAGTTGTTGATAAGAGTTGCAGCGTCGTTGAGAGCAATTTGAATCTTATCTACGTCTATTTGGTTCCCGGTCGGAGAGTCGATGTTCGATAACTCTACGGCCTCTTGGTAACCAAAAATTTCTACAAAGTAATCGACCGTGGCCGGATTGCAGTTGTCTGCTACTCCAAAATTATCGGGGTATGGTGCCTGAGGCATAATACAGGTCTTCTATTACAATAGACTTTAAACTAAACCTTGATGTTATCTTATGGTATAATTACATAAAACACTCGTGGAAAAAACTTTAAAATCTTTAGCCTACGCCCTAGATAGAGACTTGAAGAAAGAAAGATTTGTTTTTAGGAGAACAGTACAGGCCATTATATCAATGCTGGAGGCGGATTATTTTAGTATTAAAGACCTAGAAGCCATGGAAAAACTTCTCGTGGAAAAGGACATCTTTACCGACGAAGGAACAATGGAGTACCAACTCGAGAGTTTATTTGGACAGGAAATAACAAGTCAATTTTTTTCCATCAACCTAGAAATAGGGACCAAGTTACTTGGGGCAATACGTAATAAAAAAGAGGCCCGAAGGCCTCCATTGATTACCGAGTGAGTTAAACTCAAACAGCAACTGGGTTGTTGAAGATAAACCCTGAACCACACTTTCCGTTCTCACCCATGCCGACGAGCTCAAAGCTACGCTCAACAAGAATGTCTCCGCTGAATACTCTGCGCTCAATGTTGAAGCGCTCAGGAGTAGCGATAGGATACCCGGTAAGAGTATAAGTGTAGGCAAAGGCAGGATTACCATAGTTGGCATCCAAAGCAGGCATAAAGCCGTCTGTGGAACCTGAAGGATGGTAGAAAAGAACTGCGATGTTATTGTAGATGTTCTCAAGATCCCCAGTTGCCTGGTTGAGTTTGAGTCTACGAGCAACGCGAATCTCATCGAGACCAAAGATTTGAGCCAAGGTCTTCTCATCTACCAAAACGCCACGCTGCATGAAATCACGAATACGCTTGTTACGCTTGAGGGCGTTAAAGGCGTCAGGTGAAATCACCATCTTGTTGGGATAGATACCAATCTGCGAGCGGACTTGTTCTTTGGCATCGTCCATCAGAACTTCAACGTCGGCGGTTGGCGAGTTGAATTGGTCTGCGCCTCCGTTATAGACGGAGAGGTCAAGAACGTTACCGGTTTCGTACTGAGTGTCGTCGGTTACTTTTTCAGCAACTTGGACTTCCCAGGACTGCATGAGGCGATTAGCGGCGTCTTTAGCAGCAAATTGACGAAGGTCAATCTGAGCAGCGCCATTTTTGGCCTCAGCCGCGATCTCTTCGGCAATCTCCCAGCTAATTGCTTCCTGACGGAGGGCGAATGAACGAGTTCCGAATTGATTTTGGACTTTCTGAATGTTAGTTCCAGGGCTTCTTAGGAAGCTCTGAGCAGCAAAGGCTTCTTTGCCGAAGACTAACGTGCGGCCTGCTCTGGTATTCATAGATACCGAAGGAGCGAAGAATGTAGCTACGCCTTCTGAGTTTTTGTAACCTTGGGCGAGTTGCGTAAGAATTGGATCAATAATTCTTACTTGATCAAGATTCATCATGATAGTTTTTCTCCTTTAATATCTATCAAGCACCAGCTTCGTTACCGAGCTTAACGCGAATATACTGGCCGGCTCCGGCAACAGTAACAGCGTCAAGGGCACGACCTAGGACCACACCGGCACCACCATCGTTAGCTTGGCCGGTAGCGTTAGCTACAACAGCGTCGTCTACAGCGAAAGTAGCGGTGGAATCAACTTCAACAATTACGATACCAGTGGTTACCACGGAGGCAAGACCCTGATAAGGAAATACACCGGGCTTAAGCGGGGTGTTTGAAGGATTGAGCTGGCCTTCATAGACCAGAGTTGAACCATCATCTACTTGGTAGCCTTTGGCGGTTAGTTCGCCTTGGCCATAGATGCGGTATACATTGACACCGGCGGCAAAACCGCCGGCTGATGGGTAAGCGCCATTGCGCTTAATGAAACGATGTGCTTCGAGACCATTAGTGAGAGCCGTAGCGTCGGTGACGGTTACGGTCTCTACATATTGGTGGTCAAAGGACATATAACGTGGATCGGTTGCCATGTTTAATTTACTCCTTATGAGTCAGATAAAATTGCCTTCAAGGCAATGGTGTATTCAACGCCCTTTTGTTCAGAGTACTCCAACGCCTGGGCGTGAAGATTTGCTGTGGTAGGATCGTAGACATACCCATCGGCTGAGGGGACAGGTTGCTTGGGCGCCTTAGGAGCCGAAGCTGGGGTAGCAAATTCTTCAAAGCTTACCATGGAAGGTAGGTTTTCCAGTACGCCTTTGAAGAAATCAAATTGAGAAGCTTTGCCCGTCTCGGAGAAATTCACCGAGTTTTTGTTGTTAAGGGTTTCCATGAACCTTACAAGATCGGTCTTAGCGACAATCTGTTGGGTTAATTTGCCCTCGTTGTAGAGAGTTTCAGTGAAATCAGAGATTTCCTTTTCTCTCATTAGTTTTTTCTGTTTGGCAAGCTCCTCTTCCAATTCGGCTACCCGGGTCTGAAGATTCTTCTGTCCCTGAACTCCCATAGCACTTTCGCTATGATCCAGAGTTCCTGTAGCCTCTGAAGTTACTTTACCTTCTTTTTTCTTCTCTTCGTCCTCGTCCTCTTCATAGCTTTTGCAGCCTTCGGCATGCTCAGCGCTCTCTTCTTCTTCTTTCTCTTCGTTGGTTTCCTCTTCGGCATATACCTGCTCGCCCTTGGGCTCCTCGGCTCCACCTACTTCCTTAGCGCTAGGCTTTTCTGCTCCAGAAGGCGCTTCACCTTCCTTCACTGCCTCGCCCATATCCTCAGAGTCCTTTTCCTCGTCCTCTTCATCGGATTTTTCTCCTTTTTTGGCTTCAATCGCTTTTTTTAAGCCTTCAGGCATTTCGCCATAAGACATTTTTCCTTGTCCTTCCATCATGGAAGTAGCATCTGTTTTGAGGGCTAGGGCCTTAATTAGCTCTTCGATCTCATATTCTGAGGCGAGTTGAGCAATTTTTTCATCGGCACCTTCCATCTCTCCGGAAATGTCATCGGTTTCCATCCCACCTTCATCTTCGGTGGGCTCAGAAGGCATCTCGCCCTCCCCACCTTCCTCGGGGATCTCTCCACCCTCATCGGGCATTTCTCCACCCTCGTCGGGCATCTCAGCACCGTCGTCGGGCATTTCTCCGCCTTCCCCGTCGTCTTCAAGACCTAAGTCATCTGAAGAACCTTCCATGTCCTCTTCCATCGAGGGCATAGGCTCGGCGTCCATAGAAGCGTCTGCTTCCATAGCATAATCCATATCATAATCGGCTGGTGCGCCGGTTTCTGAAATTTTGTTGCCGCTATCATCATAAACGTTGGCCTTAGACGCTCCGCCTCCGGCCCCCCCGCCAATATTAATATTGACAGTCATACCCCCTTCGCCGTGATCGATAGTAGTAGATTCCACCGAAGCAGGAGTTTCTGTTTTGGTTTTTTTCCTAGCCATAATTAGATTTTTTCCTAAATGTTCTTTAAACGAAATAGAAGACTCCCCCTCGGAAGGGGTTATTGTTATCGTTTTTTGTTCTTCGGATTGCTCCGAAAAAGCAGTGAGTCCTTTTACAGCCGGGATAGAAACTAAACCAAGATGACGTAGGGATAATTTCCCAGGGGTAGGATTCGTTTCAGCCTCGGGCAGATAAAATGAACTACTTACTTTTTTAAACACCCCATCTTTGATGAGTTGTTCTGCCTTGGGGGTAAGTTCGACTTTACCCCAAAGTTCTTTACCCTTTCTCCAAACTTTTTGTACCCAACCTAGAGCAGGAGTTCCATCTTCTTGATCGTGACCGATAATAAGAGGGGCTTCGTGATGAATGGGGTCGTAGGACCCCACAACCTGGTCCAAATCATTCTCTGTAAAAACAAGTTTTTGACCAGTAGAAGAGATTTGTGGACCAGCTCTAAACATTTCAACAAAGACAACCTTTTTGGGCTGTTGAGTTGAAAGTGGTTTTTCTCCGTTGAGTACGTGCTCTTTCATCTATTAGAAGACGTTTGTAGTGTTAAGTAAGTAACTAAACCGCTCCTCGTTTCTTGAGAATGAGTCGCTTAGTTGAGCAACTTGTCCCGCGGGTGTTCTAACAATAGTTACCAAGAGACGCTCGAGTGTTGGGCTTGTAGCCACATATACGTCGAGTCTTACGGTTCCATTTTCAAGATCTAAGTTACTGTTATTTGCCGAAGAGCAAACAACCAGATAAGCCTGCTCAGGCCTAGAGCCGAATAGGGCTCCTTGGCGGAAGAACTGACCAAGAACTTGAGAAGCAATGGACTTAACCCGGGCATAAACTGTTCCGGCCGAATCGATTTGTTCAAAAAGAATGTCATCAAAGCTCCGGCTCATAACGTCAATAAGAACGTTAAGAATCGCGCGGGTGTTAACAAACTTAAAGAGTTGATTAGAGGACAGTGTTCTAGCACCCCATGCTACAATGCCACGGTTGGGCAGAGAGCGGATCGGATTGAGTCCGAGGGCGTAGGTAACTTCTTGCTGTTGGGCCGAAATGTCAAACTTAAGCCCAATGGCTCCGCGTAGTGGATAACGGGCGCCGGCTGGAGGCTGTTGGAAGCCTTCGTTGATATATCTTGAACAAGCAATACCGGCTATGAAGCTCGAAGGAGCTACGTAGCGATCTTGGGAGTTCTTGATGTATGGAGCGTAGTAAGCAGCGTGGCCAAATGGCACTCCGACAGTCGACTTAATTAAGTCCAATTCGTCTTGGACTTGAGTCAGAGAGGCTTCATCAGCGCCGCAGTCGATGAGGGCAATATGTTGGGTTCCAACAATACCATCTGTTACGCCAAGTTTACCTTCAGCAGCTCTTAGAAGCGCTTGGGTAATTTTTAGTCTTTCTCTGCGGGCTTCGCCCTTGCTCTGGAGATCATCGGTTAATCCGCCATCCGCATTATAGTCAAGAACCGTATAGGCTTCTGGGGCAAAAAGGAAGCCCGGGGAAAGAACTTTAGAATTCACTCCCTGCTCAATTGCATATACAAAGTCATTTGCCTTGGCAATTTGAGTTAACTTATATCCATCGTAGTCAGCATTTTGGCTCGATGAAACAAGTTTAATTACGTTCGGGTCAGTAATTCCAAATCTATTTTGTCCTGGATTTACTGGTGAAGAAACCCCATTGTTAGAGGTAATTTTAATCCGAAGAACGTAGTCAAAAGAGAAGAATCCGTTAGGAAGAGACTTATCAAGAGAGATAGTAGCTCCGGGAGCAATAGTTACATTGTTCGGAGTTACGCTCATGGTATCGGCATCAGTAATTGTGCCAACTACAAATCTTACACCACGAGCAACAAAAATATCCCCGGATGAAAGTTCAGTATTGAACGCCGTACCTGTTCCACTAACAACACCACCTGAAATTGCCACAGTCCCAGATAGAGAAATGTCGTCGGTTTCTGGACGAATGTACGGAGCACCGGCTTCTGAAACCAACCGAGAAACTTTGTGACCATTATTGGGCACATGAACATCTCCAGTTACATTGCTTCCGGAGGCAACAACTTCAACAGTATAGTAGCCATCGAGTTCTTTTTCTGCAAAAATTGCCCGAATTTGCGTGGCAAGTTCCCCGGCCAAATCGTCGGGCTTTGCGCCATTGACGATTACGGCCCGATTCTCACCGGCTACGTTGATGTAGAAGACTTGAACTGAGTCGGGTAAATAACCACTTCTTGTAGTCACTCCTCCAGTAGTAGCAATTTCTCCGCTGGGAACTACATTTACACCGCCATTTTGAATCTCCGAAAAAGTTTCTCCGGATAGATCATATTGCCAGTACAAAGCGTTTGCATCATCCCACTTTGTCTGAGCAAAAGCTCCTGAAGTCAGATCTTTGGAAATACCTAAGATCTTAGCATTGGGAATTGTAAGAGAAGAAGCATAAACGTCTTGATCAACAAGGAAAGCTTTGATGATTTCCGACTGTTGAGTGGCCTGATTGTAGGCCAGTTTACGAACCACTACACTAGCACCTGGCGCACCTGTGAATGAAAGAGCTGGGCCACCTGACGTGGTCGAGAGTTCAATCGTATTTGTGGTTTTGGTTTTTACAAAGTAAATTGTATTAAAATCAAGGCTCAAGGTTCCAATATTTGTCCCCTCAAGGGCCACTCGATTACCGACGCTCAATCCAACTGAACTAGAAAGCTCAATTGTGCCAGTTACGTCATCAAATCCGGCAACCGGAGCGTCATACTCCGTCGATGTTGCTTTCAAATAAGCACTGAGTTGACTTCCCGAAAGAAACAGAACTGGTTCTCCAGTGGCCTGGTCACGAGACACACACCTAAAGTTCACCTCCTTTACCGAGGTATAAAACTTGACCACTACAGGGTTATTTAAATTGAGTGGTACGGTGTAATTTGTATCACTGAACTGATACGCTACAAATCTATTAACAACCGGAAGATTTTTAGTATCGCGAGAAAAAATCCTAAATTGACCAGCTACGGCCTCTTCGGCACTTTGCTCAATGCGATAAAAATCGGCAAATCCATCGCCATTATCGGCAAGGAACTCGTATAAATCGCGAGCGTTATCGACTTGGTCAAGAGCCGTGGTGGTGATTACACGAATTACATCACCATCATTATCCTCTACTCCAATCGGAGTACCAAAATAACGGCCATTGACTTTGATAGCAAACGCATTGTACCCGGCACCGGCGCTAGAAGCTCCCAGATCGATTACTGTTTCTGGAGTAGGTGATACGCGAGTAAAATATAAAATGCCATTAACGCCGACGTTTTCAAAGAAAGAATTTACTGCATCGTAAGATGCCAGGGCTCCTCTATTTGTAGAGGGAATTTCTCCGCCAACTTTTTCCAGGTAATCGGCTACCGAGCCGACCTGAGTTGGTTTATAGGGTTCAAAAACGGAATAAGCGTTAATAGCATCTTCGCCATAGTAGTCCTCAGTCGGAGTAGTACCGAATAAGTATCCTACAGCGTGTGTAGCGATGGGTTCTGGAAGGGAGCCTGTTGAAGTTTGAGTTACAAAGACACCCGGCCTATTCAATGTCGCTGCATTGATTCTAATTGGATTGGCCATAGGGAATTGAAGACGCTATATCTTTCACTTTTATCTTTAAACAACCATTGATTTAAAACTGTTTAGCTGACAAAATCAAGTTTATAGAAGCAAAATAATTCATTCATAAGCCAATCTGGGCAAGAAGCAGTTCCACAGCGCTTATTTTCCATTAACTTCATGGATTTGCGCAAGATCTTATTAAAGTCATTTGTATCAACATACCGCGCATTAACTTTAACAAAAGCCTTTAGTTCTACTACATCTTGCTTCATGCAAATTGAGCACAAGATAAGAATAAGTTTAAGTTTTTCAGAATCGGTCATCAAGTGCTATCCGAGGTGGCAATGGCTTCTTTGTGAATTTGATGCATGGTCATAAATTTACTCATTGGAACAGATTCCATTGCTAAAACATTACAAAAAGATCCGTTTTGTATTCCGTAACAAATTTTTAACCAATCTGTCTTTGGGACGTAGTTGCAAAGTATATGCTCATTAACCGCAGAAAAAATCTTAAAAATGATTCTACGTGGAAGACAAATAAAATCAAAGTTTTGTGTATTAAGAAGGTTGAGAATAGCAATTATTGCCTCCATGCCTAGCGAGATAGGCTCTCCGTTCTTTAAGGCCTCAGGATTTAAAACACTTTCCAAAAACTCCAGGTTACTACCGCAAATATCAGAGAAAATAAAAATTTTACCCGCTCTATCAACTACACTGATCGTGTAATTAGGATTACGAATTACCTTGAGTTGTTCAAGTTTCTTCTGCGTCACCGGCTTCTACGTCATCCATACCAAGCAGGGTATTAATCGCCTCTCCGAGTTTTCTCAACTGCCTAGGGCGCAGTCGCTTAGCGTCTTTCAGGGATAAGCGCCGTTCACCGGGGTCAGGGGCGTGAAGAATACAAATGGTTTGTAGCGTTGCTTCCACCTCTGAAATGTTTTTATTATCGGAAATTTTACTAATTTCAATCAAGTCGCTAGCGGTGGGTTCTTTTAGACAAAGATATTTACCAGGGGCAACCTCAACGGTAATAATTTCTGCCTCTCCGAAGTTAAAGAGATCATCGTCAATATCTGTAGAGGTAATCGCCGGGCCTGATGACTCTCGAGTCATTTTGCTTGTTGCCATAGTGTTTATAACGGTGTCTTTCTTTAAACCTTTTTTTGTTTAAATATAGATAAAGAAGGTGCAAATAACATGGCTGTTAACACCAATCCCTACAGAAAGTGGGGGCAGTCACAAGAGGTTTCTGATTACAGATCTACCGATACTCAGGTAACGTCTTTAGTTCGCCAACAACTATCCCAGTCTGAGTATCTTACCTCATCAAACAGAGTTAATCCGGGACCAATGCGCAATCATCGCGCTACCCAGGCCGACTTAGCCGATCAGTTAGCGCACGATACATGGAACGAGGATCTTTGGGGTTGGCAATCGTGGGCTGACGAGAGGAATCTGTTCTCTCAGTCCACTGTATCCGACAACCTATTGGAACAGAATACTATCCTGGATCTGAACCAGATAGATGCTTACGTTCCGCCCGAACCCGTGGTTCCAGAGTTGCCATCCAGTGTCTCAACTGTCCGAAATAATGTAAGAGCTGTACAGTATAGTCAAACTGATCCTCGTGCAACCTGGACAATTACTCACAATCTCGGGTACCGACCTTCTGTAGAGGTGTTTAATAGTGCATGGGAAGAAATCGACGCGGAGATTATCCACCTGACCAAAAATTCTGTAAGAATAAAATTTACCCTACCAATTAGTGGTTACGCTAGGTTAATATAATGAGCAGAGAAATTTATGTAAATCACGATTTTAAAGGTGCCAGTAGAATTCTCAATCTACCTGAGCCGGTGGAGGACTCTGAACCCGTAACTTTCGGTATGTTGAAAGCTTTAGAAGATAGAGTGGAAATTTTTGATAATGCGTTTGCTGTTGATGGGAGTGTGCCCGTTTACAACGCAGGAGCGGGCAAATTTTTATCCAACTCTGATAATACAAAATCCACTCTAACTGATGGAGGCAATTTCTAACCATGGCTAATATTTTAAGGATCAAACGTCGCGCCAGCGGTAACTCCGGGTCGCCAACAAGTTTGGCTAACGCGGAGTTGGCCTTTAACGAAGTCGATGACATCCTGTACTACGGTAAAGGTACGGGAGGGGCCGGTGGTACAGCTACAACAATCCCGGCAATCGGCGGTATAGGTGCGTTTCTCGCCCTCGCTGGTACGCAAACTGTCACTGGTAACAAAGAATTTACTGGTGTTGTAAATCTTAGTGGCACCGGGACCAGTAGTGCGGTCGGTGTTACGCAGAGCACCGGTGATAATAGCACTCGTCTCGCCACCACAGCGTTTGTCAAGTCTCTTGGTTATGGTACTGGCACCGTTACTAGTGTTGGTCTTAGTCTGCCTTCATTTATTACTGTTAGCAACTCGCCGGTAACTGGCACCGGGACGTTAACTGGCACTCTGGCTGACCAAACAGCAAACACCGTCTTCATCGCTCCTAACGGTGCTACAGGCGCCCCCACCTTCCGTGCCCTACTAGCAGCAGATATTCCAACGCTGACTGCTGCCAAGGTCAGTGACTTCGATACTCAGGTCCGCACCAGCCGTCTGGATCAGATGGCAGCGCCTACGGCTACTGTCAGCTTCAACAACCAGCGGATTCTGGATGTTGCATCACCGCAGCTCCCGACCGATGCCGCCAACAAAGCGTATGCCGACGCAATCGCGCAAAGCCTGAACGTCCACGGTGCTGCCGACTTCGCCACCAATGCGTCTGTTTCATACACTTACACTTCCGGCGGTACTGCTTTAACTGTTGCCACAATTACTGGCACTGATACGATTACGTTCAGTGCTGAACATGGGTTACATATTAATTCCCAGATTCGTACAGGAGACACCGTAACTGGCACTGGGCTAACTGCCAACACTACTTATTATGTAACTGCCGAACCGACGCTTAATCAGGTCAAACTGTCCGCGGTTTTTGGCGGAACAAATGCAACTCTGACCAACGGAACTGGTCTCAGTATTGGCGTTACTGGCGATCCCGGTGTTGGCGCAACACTTAGTGGAACTCCAAATAGCGTTGATTCTGGGGCTACTTTGGTTCTTGGCCAGCGCATTCTTGTCAAAGATCACACAACCGCTGCCTACAACGGTTCATATAATGTAACAACTGTTGGCACTGGCGCTAACGGCGTGTGGACGAGGGCGGTTGACTTTGATAACGGCCCAACGGGCGAAATCACTTCTGGTGACTACGTCTTTGTTGCTAGTGGTACCACTAACGGTGGCAATGGCTTTATTCAGACTTCTAGTCCTCCCACCAGAATGGGCAAGTCGGGTGCTGGCTATACGACATTTACGGGAGACGCCCTTCTCTTCACCCAGTTTTCGGGCGCAGGTCAGATTCTCGCTGGGGCGGGTCTTACTAAGAGCGGTAATACCCTTGACGTTGCATCTACTGGCGGTGGGTCCCTGACGGTTATCGCCGACTCAATCAACCTGACTTCGGGTATTGCAACGGCTGGGACATATCGTTCCGTCACCGTCGATACCTACGGTCGAGTTACTGCTGGAACTGCCCCGACGACATTCTCGGGTTATAGCATCTCTGACACGTCCGCTAACCTCGCTGCCGCGATCTCCGATGAGACGGGTTCGGGAGCTTTGGTATTCGGTACGTCTCCGTCGCTAACCACACCATCCCTGTCTGGTGAGACATTCAGTACTGCTGTAAACATCACCGCCGGCACTAGTGCTCAGGGTCAGGGCGCTCTGACCAACGACCATAACATTGTCACGGTCACAGTCGCTAACCCAAGTGGTGTTACTCTACCCACCGCCACCACTGGCCGGAGGATTTTAGTTGTTAACCGGGGCACTAATCCCGTCGGCGTCTTCCCAGCAACCGGCGCAACAATCGATGCCCTGGGATCGAACACCGCAATCAGCCTTCCGGTAAATGCAATGTTGCTGTTCTTTGCGTCCTCTGGAGCGCAATGGTACAGTACTTTTAACCTGACAAATGCCAATGCGGGCGTGACCTCGTTCTCTGCAGGGACTACGGGGCTCACCCCTAGCACCGGTACTACGGGGGCAATCACCCTGGCCGGTACCCTTGGCCTAGCAAACGGTGGTACTAATGCAACATCGGCATCAGGCGCACGGACATCACTTGGACTGGCGATCGGTACCAACGTTCAGGCCTGGGATGCTGAGTTGGATACCCTTTCCGGCATGGCATCGGCCACTGCCACCTCACTTGCTGCTCTAACTTCAACCGAGGCGGCAGTAATTGACGGTTCGACTACTGCAACCGCGACGACACTGGCGGCGGCTGACCGCATGGTCATAAATGATGCTGGTACAATGGTACAAGTTGCGCTTAGTGACTTGGTAACTTTCCTAGAGAATGAAGCTGCATCAGGCTTTGATATCGACGGCGGAACTTTCTAAGACTAAATTGCCCCGTATATACGGGGCTTAACCCTTCTACATAGAAATTAACAGGTAGCCAAATGGCAAACACAATTAAAATACGGCGTAGCGCCGTTGCTTCAGCAGTCCCGACCACGGGGCAACTTGCGCTGGGTGAGCTGGCGGTCAACACGTTTGACGGAAAGCTGTTTATCAAGAAGGACAACGGCACAGCATCCATCGTTGAGATTGGGGCTGGTGGTGGTGGTGGCGGGGGCGTCACCGATGGCGACAAGGGCGACATTATCGTGTCAGGTTCTGGTAGCACATGGACTATTGACAGTGATGCTTCCGCTAACCCCAGATATGGCCGATTACTTGCTGTTCAATACGGCGCAGCAATGCCCTAAATTTCTCTTAAACAATTCTCTAATTTACTAAAATGGCAGCAAACACTTCACCTATTTGGACACTTACACCAGATGTTAACTGGGCTCTAATTCCAAACGTTACTGCGAACGTAAACACTCAAAACCCCGGCGCCATTGATTCAGGAGTAGCAGCGGGAACCGTCCTGACTTTCTCTTCAGGAGTGAATGGGTCGTACCTGCAAAAGATTCGTTTTCAGTTCACTTCCACAACTAGCGTTATTTCTTCTGTCGCAACTGTTCTACAAGTTTACATTTCTACCGTTAACACCGCTGGGAACGCTCTAAATATTGTTAACACAACATATCATATCGGAGTTCAGGCAGCAGCGCAGACCTTTACTGTCGCTACTGCTCCTTACGTAATTGAAATTCCTCTCAACTTCGCCATTCCAGCTTCGCGTTATATCCTGGTCTCACAATCTGTGGCTCAAACTGCCAACTCAGGGTGGATGGCATCCGTTATCGGAGGCGACTACTAATGCTTAACCTATTTGACATCCCAAAACCACAAAATGGTTTTGTCAGCGTATTCCCTGGCTTTGCCAGCAGCGGTTCGGAATGGGTTACTTGGGAAAAACCAAGCAACATAATCATGATTAACATTATCTGCATTGGCGGCGGCGGAGGCGGTTCTAGTGGTTTTCCAGCAGCCACAGGGAACCGTGGTGGAGGTGGCGGTGGTGGCAGCGCCGGCTTCACAACAGTGGAAATCCCTGCCAATTTATTGCCTGATATACTATACGTCTCGTCAGGTCGTGGCGGTAACGGTGGCGCTTCTTCCACTACGGTCGGCAATGCCGGAACCGCCGGTTTTCGCTCTGCTGTTTCGATTGCTCAATCTACAGCAGTTATTTACAGCGTATGCCTTGCCCCCGGAGGCAACACGGGTGCTGCACCTTCGTCTACACTTGTCGGTACCGGTGGTGCTTCGGTGGCTGCCGCAACAGTCGCTGGCTCTCTACTTGCTGGATTAGGTACTTTTGTTGCTTTTGCTGGGGTGGCTGGCGCTGCTGGTGGCGCCGTTGCTAACGGTCCAGGCGGTGCAATAACATACCCCGCAACTGGATTGCTGTTATCTGGTGGTGCGGGAGGTGGAAGTGGCTCAACTGGAGTAGGAGGCAACATCACAGCCCCTGCCTCGCAGACAGCCGTACTAAGCCTTTTTGCAACCCTAGTCGGTGGTGCCGCTGGTGCAACTGCTGGCATCGGCTCTGCTGGTGTTGCGCTTCGGACTCCACTGCTTTCCACTGGAGGCTCGGGCGGTGGGTGCAACAGCGGCAACGCACTTGGGGGCTTCGGAGGTAACGGGGGATTCGGCTCGGGTGGTGGTGGTGGTGGTGCAGGAGGCACTACAGGTGGCGGTGGTGCGGGAGGTAACGGCGGCCAAGGTTTAGTGATAATTCGGTCATGGTAATCACTGATGCTTAACGTATTCGACATCCCAAAACCACAAAATGGTTTTGTCAGCGTATTTCCCGGTTTTAGTACCAGCAACGGCGGACAATGGGTGGCTTGGGAGAAGCCCGCCGGTATTACTAAGATTAACATTATCTGCATTGGCGGTGGTGGAGGCGGTGGTAGTGGCTTTCCTAACACAGATATAGAGGCTCGTGGCGGGGGCGGCGGAGGTGGCAGTAGCACTCTTACAAAAGTATCAATCCCAGCTTCTTTACTACCTGATATACTATACGTCTCGTCAGGTCGTGGCGGGGGCGGTGGCGCCTCTTCAACCACTGTCAGCAATCCTGGAGTCAGCGGTATTGCATCTTATGTCTCTATTGCCCAAAGTAACGTAGCTATTTACACGATTTGTGCTGCCCTAAACGGCGGGGGTGGCGGCGGGGGCACGGGGGCTCCGGCTGGGGGCTCCGCTGGTACTGCCGCAGCAGCAACAGCAGTAGCTAACGTATTGATGGCTGGGCAAGGACTACTTACTTCGCGTATCGGCCAAGGAGGTGCAACAGGTGGTAACAATAACGTCGGAAACTCGATTACTTACCCAGCCACAGGGCTTCCCGCAGGGCTTCTACTTTCTGGTGGTGCTGGTGGTGGTGGCGGTGATCGTCGAGCTGGGGGCGGGGTCGCGGCGCCTCTATCACAAACAGCCGTTTTGAATTTATTTAGCGCAGTACCAGGAGGTATCGGAGGAGATCCTGGCCCGGGTGGTCCTGGATCTGCTGGAGTAGCACTTTCTAAGCCTCTGCTGTCTTGTGGTGGCTCTGGCGGCGGCTCATCAGAAACTGGAACTACTGCTGGCGGTCGAGGTGGCAATGGCGGTTTTGGATCTGGCGGGGGCGGCGGGGGCGCTGGCGGAACCACGGGTGGCGGTGGTGCGGGAGGTAACGGCGGTCCAGGTTTAGTGCTAATATATTCTTGGTAGTCAACGCCTTTGCAACATAACCACACCCGCCTCGCAATCTGACGCATAAGAGTTTAAATTGAATATATGGCAAATAGTAACCGATCCAACCCTAGCCAAATTTCGTCCTCGGAACTTAATAGCCTAAGGAAGTGGGCAAGTTTAAATAACACCCCTAAAGCGAGAAATCAGTCAGGCTTGGCGCCAGGCCTGACGGAAGGCCCGGTGTACCCCACCAATCTTCCCCTCCCCTCCCCCTACAGACAAAGCGGATGTTCCTCATGCAGGAGAATCAGATGACAACCAGAAAAACAAAAAAAGAACCTAACTTCACAGCTCCGGAGGCACCGGAGGCACCAGGGCAGGAGAACTTCCTTGTATCTATTGCTGAAATTGCTGAACCTCAGGTAGAAGCAGAAAAGGAGAAAGAGGAACTAGTAGAAGAACTAATTGAAGAGTTGGTGAAGGAGGAGCCAGTAAAAGTCCCTAAGACTTTAAGCATATTCCTTGGAGAGGAGGACCGGAGACTCCTCAAAAAATTCAATAGTCATATTATTAAGAAGTTAGGGCTTACAAGCACCAGATCCTTCAAAGTCTGATAGAATGGTACAAGGAGCCACTAACTTATGAAACCCGAACTAATCAACGCATATATGGACATTGCGGAAAGATTCGCTCTGGTATCTGAGTGCAATAGGCTGAAGGTGGGCGCCATAATTGTAAAAAACGGAAGCATTCTTGCCCATGGTTGGAACGGCACCCCTAGCGGTTACAAAACCAACTGCTGCGAGGAGGAAAATGGAAACACGTCGCCTTTTGTATTGCATGCCGAGCAAAACGTCCTCGTCAAAATGGCAAAATCTACAGAATCCATTGAAGGCGCTGAACTGTTCTGCACCCACTCTCCTTGCCCAGAATGCTCAAAACTTCTTGCACAGAGCGGAGTTAAAAAAGTATATTACAAGCACGCCTATAGAATAACTGAAGGACTAGATGTTTTAAATCAACTTGGTGTATCTATACAAAAAGTCCCATGAGTATTAACTCAGAACAAGAAAAAGAAACTCTCAAAAACTCCCTAAGAAATACAAAAGACCTTTCGGAAATGGTCGAGTGCCTAGAATTTGTATTAGCTCACAGAACTCCCTTTGCTCTATATGTAGCAACGGCGGATCAGTCTGATTGTCTTTGGGTTTTTGATCCTGACACCGTGTATCAGATGATAGGCGGAAAAGACTCCTATGATAAAATATGGGAAAGTCTTTTTCCCACCGAAGAAGAAAAATCTATAGGCATTGTATTTTTTATTCTTAAAAAGGTGGGTCCCTTATACTCAGTTCGAGTAGATATCGAGCTTATAGATGAGATTATTAACGATTTATATAATGAACTCTAGACTTCTCATAATTTTGAGAATATCGTTAATTTTTTTAGCAAGTTGAAGTTCACGAGGTTGCCGAAATCTAGAACCTGCAGTAACGGTTTTATTTGTCGGGGTGACGTTAAGTTGTGTATTGTTGGTAATGTCAGTAATCTTAAATTCTACGTCCTCACCCGCTGAGGTCGTTGCTACAAATATATCTCCGACATTTAAATCCGTAAATACTGTGTTGGTTCCAGTAACCACGCTATTAGCAACTTCTATAGTCCCGGTGAAATAAAATTGATTTATGTTCTCTTCAAGAAGACTTAGTTCTTGGGGAGATTCAATGGGGGACTCAAGTTTAGTTACCCTAGAGCCTAGTTGGGTAATCTCTACGCTAGTTTCAGAAGATTTTTGTTCTAAATCTCTCTGGGTAAGAGTTAAATTTTGAAGTTGTTCTTGGTTAGTAACCAGATTTTGTTGAAAATTTTGTTCTACGGTGGAGATGTCGTCTTCAAGAAGCTGAAGAGTTGTCTCTAAATTAGAGATGGAAATAGTTGCGGCTTCTGAAAGAGCCGCTTGGGCGGACGCAATTGCCGTGGAGAAGATCTTAAAGTCTCTGAGTTTTGCGTAGGTACGATCGGCAAATCGCACATTAACCAACCCGGTTTCGGTTGTTGGGTCTACTGCCTCGGCCAAACTTACACCTAGTTTGAGACCGGACTTTGTTCCGGTGCCATCTTCTACAAATAAAGTGTTTTCGGACGTAAGTCCATCTTGTGCCAAGACTTCGCCGGTAGTGGAGAGTTCTTGCCGCGCCACATTCAATAGGCCACCAGCATAGTCCTCGATAAAACGTTTACGTAAATCAGCCATAGTAATAATCTTTAATCAGAGAATCAGATAAATTAGTCGAAAAAAACGCGTACATTTGAGGGGGGACAATAGAAGTTGGTGGGGGGTTGTCCCACAAAACCAACCAATTATTGCAAAGCAATAGTCTAATTTTAGAAGCAATTTTTCTGTTACCCCAGTCAATTTGACTCCCTCTCAAATCCACTAAAGTTTCATAGGATTTACGAAACATCTCAAATGGCCTATTGCTAGATGAGGTGGTAATTGGGCAAAAATCTCTAAGTAAAAATTCTTGCGCCGCCGGGGTTAGAGCGCAGTTTCTGGCCAACAATGCTTTGAGAGATCTATTATTCCCTAGATTAACTACATCAAGCGCGGGGCAATTAGACAAATTAAGCACCTCGAGATTAGGGGAATCGTAAAGAAACACACCACGCAAATTTAAGTTCCCCTCAAGATTTACGTGTGTAAGAAATTGTCTAGATAGGTTAAAATTGGCGTGTATAAGTTGATTTTTTTGTAAGTTAATTCGTTCAATACGTGGATCTATTAAGGTGTTAGTTTTAGCATCGATCCAATAATCCTCCCAGGTGAGAACATTTTGGTTTGTAAATTTAAATTCCTGTATGTTAGATTTGTATTTGTCATCGAGATCAATCTCCAGCAAATAAGAATCGTTCATTTGCTTGTGCAAAAGTGCGTTATTGCCAAGATAAATATTTTCTGGATCTAGAAAATCTACATAGTTAAAATTATGTGGCGTTTTTCTCCCAAAAGACATCTGCTTAGACTCTTTGGTCACCTTAAAGAAAGAATGAAGTTTTTGCGTCATTTTAACCTACCTCCAGAAAGAGTTTTAGGACAGAACTTGAGGTAATATTCACCTTGTTCTGTGGGAACGAATTTTTTGCACTTCATGATGTTCATGCAAATCTGATAATTGAAAGGAGAATCTAGCGTTGCGCAATTAAACTCTGTATTTTTTTCAAGTTTTGCTTTAATAAACTCTACAATGCCATATTCAGAGTTTCCATACTCGCTTAGCGCTCCGTTTCCGGAATCATAGACAACAGGGGCGGGTTTAATAAACGGTGCAATAGGTTCTCCCCAGCGACCCGGAATAATGTTTTCGCTAATAAGCGAATAGTACGACGGAGGGGATTTAAAAGATGATGTAGGAAGCAATGACTGATTCGGTTTGTAGTCTGCAAACGTTCCCAGCGGGCGATCGATCAGCACCACGTTGTCGGGAACCCCCGCCCTTTGAGTAGGTTCCTCTGGAAAGAGTGACTTGTTATACCCAAATACACAAAGATCGGCAACTCCTTCAAAAATAGAATCGCAATTTGTCCCACCAAATCTCCTACATGATTCTATAGGATTGAATGTTTTTTGTAACGGAGAGGTTAAATTTTGATCTTTTAAAGAGATAAACTTTACATTAGAAGCTCCGGAAAAATCTGAAGGCCTTAGATTTGAATCTACATAAATTTGAGGAACAAAATATGAGATGGTGGCAGAAACCTCGACCCTTCGCTCTATTTCATAGCGAGTTGCTGGTGAATATAAGGCAGGTTTTGAACGTGTAGTTTCATATGATCGGGCCTCATCGACTTGATTTATGCCGTTAATAAGTTTGTTTCCATCCGAAAATTTGATAAAATTGTTAATAAGGCCGGGATTAACTACATCTCGAACTACACTCTGAGCACTTTGTGGCTGAATCAGTGCTCCAAATAGAGCCTCGAACTGCTCTGGAGTAATAGAATTGAGGGTCGGTATTCTGTTAGGCAAACGAGAATTTCCTATGCCTGGCGATTCTATGATAGGGGCATCTCCGGCTATATTAGAAAAACTACTGGAGTTTTGTGTTAAACTTGTAGTAAAACCTGCAGATTCTATTGGAGCAATTGCCCTAATAATCTCCGGAAAGACTCCGAATGATTTGTTTTGTGAAAACACCAGCGGGTTAATTATCTCTTGAATATTTCCTTCCTCACTAAATCTAAAGTCCAACTTCCCTTCAAAAATTGTCCCAACCAACAAAATGGCAGTTTTTGCCTCCTCTAGATTCTGCAGAAGTATCGGCAAAGTAAAGTAGGTTGCTTCTATATCGACAGGAAAGTTGTCTACTTGATAGGAATTTTTATAGTAACTTAGTTTTATGGCCAGGCCGGAAATATTAGCGTACTTAATAAACTGCGTAAACTCTCCACCAGAAAATCCGTCGATCAATTCCCCAAATGGAGTCGGAGAGGTCGGATTGTTTAAAATCGAAATAAGTTCCTTGGGTGTAAGTCCAATGGATTTGTCATAAAGATGCCTAATTGCCTCCGGTGAAGATAATTGGCCTAAGTTATCTCCTATGAGTTGAGTCCACTGCCTAAGGGCAATAGGCACTGTGGTATTTGTTTGCGAATAATTGAGATCTGGTGACGCAAATGGATCCGCATAATTACCTTGGATGATCTGTTCTATTACAGGTCCTAGAAGACTTATGTCTTGTTCCGACTTTATTAAAGTGCTCTCTCCTTTTTGGTACAAAAATTCAATCGATTCTAAAAGAGTGAGGTTATTTTCCCCTAAAATTCTATTAAACCTGACAAGTTGGGTAGGATCGATTGCATAGGTCAACCCGATTAGCAGTCCAATAAGTTTGGGATACTTACTAATTTGCAGACTTGTAATACTAGAACGATCTTTTTGCGACAAAGATAAAATATTTAACAACGAATCTATTGGAGACTTAGAATATAGAAACGAAAGATACGTGGAAATACCACTATCCCCGCCAAACTCATATATGAGTTGGGATAACTCGTACGCTTTGAAAAACGACTTAAGATCCGAAGAGTCAGACAACGGAGCAAAGTTGGTAATTAGCTGATCGAAAGATTGTATGTCGAGTAACTGGCTAATTTCTGAGTCTCTAAATCCCAAAGAAGATAAAAATTGAACAAGTTTTGTGTCTTTAACATCAAATTGTCTGAAAGAAAGGTTGGGAATGTAATTTTTAGAACCTATGCCAATGTTCTTAAAAAGATCAATAAGCTCCTCTAGTTGATTGTTAATCAACTCTATCCACTTAGGGAAAAAACTAAGGGCTTTTCCGGGCAACTCTGGGTACACCAGCGCCATCGAAAGCCTAGAGTATGAGTCTAAGAGGTACTTAGTTACGCCTGTAAGTCCTGCTCCTATTTTTGTTTGTGACTCTAGAAAATATGACGTAGGAGGAAATACATTTTGCAATTCTGTCATTTGCGTTTCGATGGAACCGAGTCCTTCATACCCCGGAAGTTTTCCGCCATCTCCGGTTAAGTTCAAAATTGCATTTACATTGTCTCCAATGGCCAAGCATCTCCTGTACAAAGTTTCTATTCCGTAGAGTAAAAGATCTACTCTTGGTGGTTCTGAGTATGTATTTGGAACCGTTGCACTTGAGTACCTATCATCCAACCCCGTGTAGAATTGAACGTAAGTCGGATTGTATATAATTTTAGGCTTAGAGATATCTACGTATTTTGGTAAAATTTGTCCGTGGGTGAAGGAACGAAGCTTTCCAAATTTGTTTAAAAAGCTTAGCCCGGGAATGCTATCCTGGGAAAGTTTTGAGGAAAAAACAACGTTAAATTTACCAAAGTCCTCTGCTCCTAACAAAATGTTAAATGTTTCTCCGATCTTACGGCCAAATGCAGAAGCCAACAAATACTCTATGTACTGAGTAGCATATTCAATTCCACCTATAGGCGAACCTTCATATCCCCCAAAAGCTTCTGATGTTATCCCAAGTTCTTTGACAGAGTCATAAATTTGCTTTCCTTGTCCACCGAAAGTCAGTGGAAGGAGCTCGGAATCTACGCTTTGCGTCTGATCAAATTTTTCAATTTTAGAATCAGAGATAATCTCGTTGATGTCAAATCCCTGCTCTAAAAATGTAGTATAAAGCGTTCTTACAAGAGATTTATGCGTCGAAGAAAAAGATTTTGAACGGTCAAATCTCCGAGAATTGTACTCTACCCACTGTTCCGGCACAAACTGCTCACGGTTGGGAGAAGAGACCGCGGGATTGAGTTTATAAAGAACACCGTCGTATATAATGAGATCTTCGTAGGAGATAGACACTCTGTATTGAGGAAGTCCCAGGAAAGTTGCTGATCTATTATACCCCAATGGAGAATACGAGGTAGTATCAGTAAGAGTGGCAAATGTTTCCCAATAACGTTCTTTGGAAAACAGAGTAAATACCTTACGATTTTCGTCTATTTCCCTAGGAATGAATGAGTACTTTTTATCTGAGTATTGGTATTCTACAATCTCCCTAAGAATATCTTGGGACGACGAGGAACTAAAAAACTCTAAGTCATTAAACGCCTCAGAGACGAGAGTTTGGTATAGTTTAAGTTTTCCGACAAATTCAGCGTCGTAATTAGGCTCTGATTCAATTTTTTTGTAAAGTGCTGCAAAAACCTCATCTGAGACTTGAGTCGCTCTTGCCGAATCGAGTTCTAATTCAAATATTACTTGAAGTAAAATTTGCTTAAGGGGCAAGATTGTTATTTCTTCGTCTGTTTCAAGCCGATCTAAAATTGCAATTAGTAATTCAAAAAATGCAATTTTTAAGTTTGTTTTTATTAAACTGACAAGAAACCTACCAAACTCGCGCTCATACTGAGCGACCCCATCGGCAACAGTGCGTTCCCCGGCAATTTTTAGTCTCTCGATCAGTGCCGAGTTCATATCCTAGTATAATGCTTTTCTAAACTTTAAACTTCAAGGTTAAAGTTATGACAAGAATTTAAAGTTTATGCAATTGAAGCTCTCAGTGGTATTGCTCAAGGGGCAAAATGTAAACGCCGAGTCCGACATCAACAAGATGGCGGTGCATTTAGAACAAATGCTAACCGAGAAAGATGGGGTGGATCTAAAAGTTCGCCAGAGTTTGACAGAACCTACAATCCGCAAAACAGACTTTATTATTTTTTGTGGCTATGACACAACTCTCCTATCCGAGCTATTTAAGGCAATGAGTGTTGTAGAAACGTGTGAGCCCAACGAAGGACCAACTTTGTTCCTTTATGATGAACCGGGGCAATCCATTCAAAGCCACATCGATTATATTATCAGAGCTGGGGTCGACGTCAGACGTATTGATCCTAAACTTTTTAACAAAGTCATTGACACGTGGTCCCACAATGATATAATAGGGTATATCAACGTAGCTCTTCGTCGTCTTGGAACTTCTTCAGACACTGCAAACAATCTCAGCTCTCCCGCAAAAAGAACAGGGGCTGCAGTATCTGGAGATGATCCTAGCGCATGATCGCTGGAAAACAGAAGCGACATTTGCGCACGAAATAAAACTGGAGGGTGTGAGAAGCGCCCTAAGAAAGGGACATTCGGCCCCAGGAAAAGCTCTTGAGATACCAGAAGGAGTTACAGAAGAAGACCGAGAGTTTAATGAACTAAGTTCATACGGAGCCTGTAATGATAAACACCTAGGCCTAATATCAAAAACCAAAGTATGGGAAGGGGCAAATGAACGCGCTTCTAAGCTCTTTGAGCAGTGGTATACGTATATTCAAAACAACAATCTTCTCCCACTCAAAGACTTAAGAGAAGGCCGAATCAAAACTCTCCTACTGGCGTTTTTGTGGGCAAGTGGGTGCTCTCACCGGGCGACAAAATGGCCAGAGGCTACAGACATTCACCTAATAGAAAGTCTTAAAAAAGACCTCGGTGATAGACTATCAAAGTTTTCTAAGCATAGCATTGTTGCAGCTTATGACTCATTAAAAGTATTCTGGAAAGAAATAAATGACTACGAGCAATGCCCGTTTAATGTAACACTCATTGCAGAACAACTAGACGAGGCGTATGAATATGTAAATCAAAAAGCCGTTCAGGAAGAACGTGTAGATATTAAAAACTCTCCACTTTTTGAGGCCTTTGGAGAAAAGTTCCCTCACGTTCCTCTCGTAGTCTTAGAAAAATATTACACAAAAAATCGGTATAATTTTGTTGCCGCGGGGGTAGGGGCATTACGCAAGATTTTCACTTCAACCCCGCCTCCTGAACTAGATCACAAATTCACTCCGGCAGAATGGCCAAAAAAATGGCATATTTACTTAGCTTCCTATGAACAAAAGTGGCCAGAAATGATTAAAGAACTTGTAAGGGAAACAGAAAAATTACAAATAGAATGGTCTAAGCAATGAACACAGAACAAACCGGCATTAACATCCTTACCAACTCACAACCAATTATTGTTGATGGAGCCGATAAATTTATCGAAGACTACAACACTGGTAAAATGACAGCGAAAGAACTATATGCAAAAATACTCGATGCCGAAGTTGTTTATATAGATCGGTCCGCCTCTTCCCAGTTTAAAGATACTAAAGACATAGGCGAATCAGAATAGGTAATCAATGGCCGAGAAACGTCCTGGTGCAAAACCAAAAACTGGGCACTTTGATCGCTACTTTAGCCTTGGAGTAGGCCAAGGCAGCTTAGCAGGTTACAAAGGCGATCCATACGCCTATACTGGAACTTCGTATTTAGCATCAGGACTTATTCTCCCACGCAGAGATGATATTCTCATCGAGGAGGGTGGTGGTGGCCCTAGAGCAATTGAGAAATACATGCGGTTGTTTAACGACAGCCAAGTTATTTCTGCATGGGAAAAACTTACGGGAGAAATTATACAACGAAAATGGCAGGTTGATCCGGCAAGTGCATCTGACCGCGATGAAGAAGTTGCTGAGTTTGTCCGCCAAGTACTCTATCGCATGGGCACTAATACCCGGCAGGCCTATGGCAAAGAAATGCTTGTGTCTTCAAATTCAGCGTTTGACACATTTATAAGAGGATTATGCGAATCTCTGATCCTTGGCATTAGCATCGGTGAGATTTGTTGGATGAGGCAGGGAAATTACATCGTTCCCTCGGAAATTAAAATTCGTGACCCACGTCGGTTTATTTTTGTTCTCAACGAAGACGGAACAATTGGCCCACGTTTGATGACTGTAAGTTCGCCCGTAGAGGGAATCACCCTGCCCCTCCGCTCTGCGGTCATCCACCGCCACTGGGCCTATAGTAATTTTATGGACCCATACGGCACAGGGTTAGGCCGTCATTTATACAGTTTGGTAGAATTTAGAAGAACTCTTTTGTCTTTTTGGTTGCAGTATGCAGATAAGCATACAACTCCTACGGCTGTGGGTAAGTTCTCTCTCGGCACTCCTGATGAGGAGGTTGATTCACTATTTACAGCGCTTCAGCGCTTGGGCCAAGAGACCGCGATTGTCATACCCAACGAGATGGAGATTGAGTGGCTTGAGAGTCAAGGACGTTCGGAAGTATATGAAAAACTTATCGAGTATGTTGACCAGCAGATTAGTTTTATTATAAATGGAGAGAATACAGTAGGGCAAGAAACTGGCAACGTAGGATCTTATGCTCGCGATCAGGTTTCCGATTCCGTGCGCATGCGCAAAGCCAAAGCCTTCTCAGAGGAGTTAGACGAGACGATTAACTCTACGCTTATTCGCTGGATTGTAGAACTCAACTACCCCGGGGCCCCAGTGCCCAGACTTCGTCGCAACTTTGACGACCTAGAGCAACGCGAAGATCCCATCAAAATTGTTCAAATGCTCACCCAACTCCAAGCAGTTGGTTATGAGGTCAAAGATCTTGATTGGGTGCGTGATAAACTTGAGATTCCGTCTCTGGCAAAAGTGGACATGAGCGCGATGATGGGTGGAGCACCAGGCGCGGCAGGTGGTGCGGCTCCAATGTCCGAACCAAAAACCACAGAGCAAATGGCCGATAGTTTCAATGGAGCAATGGGTGCCTTTGGAGCCGATCAGTCAGACCTTCTCACTCTCTTTGACTTCTCTGAATTTGACGAAGACAACGACCTTACCGACAAAACCAAGAAGAATAAAATTTCTCAGCTTATTGCGGCGAAGTTTGACGGACCGCTCGACGATGTTGGATATGAGCGGATTATTGCGGATACAGGACTCTCAGAGGCCTCAGTTGCTAAAATTCGCCTTGATGAGTATACCTCGCCAGGAGAAATTGCGTTTGGCACAAGGCGACTTATAGAGGAGATTAAGAAAGTTGCGTACATTGACGTAGAAGACAACTTTGTTAAAACAGAACTGGAGCAGGCCCTGGCCACAATTGAGGGATCGATTAGAGTCGATGACGTAAACTGCGAAATGGTAGAGAAACTTCTCGAGCTTTATAAAAAAACCTACAGACTAAATCGCAAAGTTATTCACAATGAGTGCGTTGTGGTGGATCGTAAAAAAGCTGGATATTGGGCCTCCTTCGCTCCGTACTTTATGTAATGGCGATAGGCGCTTTGTTTAAATACTAATTAGATATAACGCATAAGCCGTCCCGCCATGCTCAACTATAAAATCTCCGCTCAAAGTCAGTTTTGGATTCAGGCCTCGCCTTTTTCCCACTACTTCACAAACTTCAGTGGTATTCGTGATACCGCAGGTACTTCCCAATACGCTGACGGAGTCCGCGGTCGTATTTTCAACCTAAAGGGCCCACGGACCCTCTCTGAGGTTACTATTTCCACGCCATTTGATCCCGTTAAGCACGCCGACATCGTTGACTTTTGGAAGGCATATGGATGCGAATTTGTTACCGTGACTGTGACTCCAGTGACTTGTGGTGAAGATCCACAGCCCCTTGGCCAACGTACAATCACAATTCCTGATGCTCAGGTAACCAGTCTAAACTTTGGTCAAGCTGATCGTACTTCTGCCAATCCTTCCACCATTGAACTTACGTTCGTGCTGGATACTTTTACCTATAACTAATAGTCCCTTTTTGGGGGTTGAAGTATGAGCCTCTCCAACCTCTATTTTAGACGTTGTTTTGAACAGCCCTCTACACTTCAAAAAGAGGCATTAAGGTCTGTACTGGGTGATGATGAGGATAGTGGCAGTGTAGTAGATAAAAGTTGCTCAAGAGAAGACATAAATACATGCGGGATTAGCATTGAGGAGCTTTTTGATACCTATCCAATATACAACCCTCAAAAGGGTTTATACAAATCATGGGGAGATATAGAATTTCCTTGGGAGATCGGAAATCTCACCCCGAATTTATTAACATCTCAAACAAATGATAAGTGGAGAGTATCCAGTTATAGGGCAATAGTCGCTTATCCCGAGGGAACAAGAGTTCTGTACGTCGAAGAGGACGGGTTTCGTATTAGTCTTTATGAGGCAAACCAAAATATCTTGGCAATGAGTTGGGCTTTTGATTATACCAAGTGGGATAAAATTTGTCATATTGACACAACTATACCTGCCGGTATTCCATCCTTACAGGAATTAATAGAAAGGTTTGATTTTTATGAACTTAGACTTTTTGATCGTAAATGGGAACAATATACAGAACAGTGGCAAACTCCGTTAAAAGAAACCACGTTGGTGGGATGTCTTCCACCCGGCTTGACTTTATCTGAACTAAATCAATATCTTCAAAATCCATCCACAGAATTTGAAAATTGCTCTAAGTCAGGGTCCAGTGACGAGTGGGATGAGGCAAGGCTTAGAAGAGAGTTTTTTTACAAGGAAGGAGATATGTTTGTAACATATGGTCCTTGTGAAGATACCTTATGCCTCTATATAGTTACTCAAGATCTCTCAGCTAGTGAAGAAAACCTAGAAATATATCAAAAATTTCAACCTCAAGCGTCTTATTGGCAAAAATTTTATTGTGTTTCTACAGGTCAAAATAAATGTTTAGAATATCAACGTACTAAAGATCCCGTGTTAGGATACGACGTTATCCCCATAGGTTCTAAGGGGCACTATGTAGAAAAACCTATTCCTTATAAACTTTCACCGCCAGTAAGAACCCTTGATGAGTTGGTACAAGAAATTCCTAGGAAGGTACTTAGTTCTGAAGAAATCGATAATTTGAATAATACCCTCCCTGACCAAAATGTTTAAGAAGAAAAAAACTAGCGGGAAAGGTACACAAGCCCCCACCCGCTTTTTTATTGCTTATCGCATTTTTCTGCGACCTGAACCACTCTTTCAATAAACTTTTGTACCATTTTTGGGTCTCCTGGCACCAAGTCATCGGCCCCATAATCTACAAAAACGCTTAGGTCGAGGAGCGAGGCCAAATCGAATTTAGCGCTGGCCTCGTCTGGCCACCCCGTGCTCACATATTCTAAGAATATTTCTCTCATTGCACGAGGTAAAAACCTCCCTCCAACGAGATGCCAGATGCCCCCATCCCAGCAAAAAATATCCCCTAGAGCGAGCATTACAACGTCGCCTATTTCCTTTTCTTCAGGAAATTGGGCGTTGCCCCCCCGTAGCCTTGTGATTTTCATATAAGTTGTATTATTATACTAGGCGCCTACTTCGGCCAATTCGGCCAGGGCAGGGACCGGGAAGGAGGGCGGGGTTAGTGGCGGAAGGTTATGAGGCGGTTGAGGAATCTCTGCGGGTGGCATATCTCCACCATCACAGACCTCTGTGAGTGCCATCTCTAGTTCCTCAATCATTTTAGCCACAAGGTACTTATTACCAGAAGCTTTGGAGTCGGCGTAAGCATCAATAAGCTGTGCAAGTTCGGACTTAGTCATCATTTTCTTTTCTTGTAAAATTGTTTAAAGACCAACATAGTTCTATAAACTGAAACACCGGAGTTTATCGCCTCATGGCCTCGAATATCAAAGACTTCGAGATCTCAAAAACGTTCGCAAACGTTTTGCTCTCAAACATCGATACCCAACCAGATACGGATGGAATTCCCTACGATCTAAGCACAACTGCTCGCAGAACACAGGGACAACTCCAGGACGGCCTGGGAAACTCCGCCCCTCTCTACGTCTCCAGATCCGCTGTAGAATCCACAGCAATTCCGCAAACCCCTCAATCCCTCATTCGCAAGCAGGAGATTCTTGAGGGCATCACCTACTTCCAGACCGCCTCCCTAATCCTCGGCTGATCATGACCTTTCCAGTAAATAATTTTTACTCGTCTACTTACACGAATGTCTCAGCTAATGCTGGTTCTTCAACTGCTGTATTTGACACTTCTCTTATTCCGACTAATGGATACGCAATGATTCTTTCAATCGTGGCGGCCAATAAGTCGCAAACAACCCGCGGGCTTAACCTTACTTTGCAAAAGTCTGGTTCCGCGTCTGCTGCCCACCTTCTCTATGATGTGGCAGTGCCCTCGCAAACCTCCTTTGAGGTTGTGGATGGTAATAAGTTTGTGCTTCAGCGTGGAGATTCTCTAAAGGCTTGGGTTGATTCCGGCGGCGCTAATACCGTTGATATGGTAATTTCGTACGTTATCTACACTCCCGTTAGTTGAGAATAAAACAACATGAGATACATTGGTCGCACACAAACATCTACATTAGTTCAAATTGACACTGATAGAAACTCTTACGTTAATGTTAAGTCTTTTGGAGCAGCAGGACTGGACGGGTATTTTGAGGGACGGGTACGTGGCCTCAATGGTAATGGTGGGGTTATTAGCGTTGGGGACATTCCAAACTACTCACAGTTTGAAACAGATTACTTTAAGGTAGGACAAGAACTCTATGCGTTTTTCTATCTAGATACGTCTGTTCCACCTATAGGAGATTATGACGGCATTTTTACCGGCATTGGAGCTCCTGAAGGAGTAGGTACTGTTGTCCAGGCCGGTGCATCTACAAGCAAAGTTTTAAGGTACTACGTTTACGCTTTTAATGTGGTTACCGGCAAGTTTTCTCCATACGTTAAAACGTTCACTCTTCCGGACGTTTATCGTGATCCACAAACACAGTTTGATGAAGAGAACTACGTCCGATTCACTTTAAATAGAGCGACTCCAGAGTGGGTCCCGGTAATCTATAGACAATGGGGAACCAACTCGATTAAGTTTTTGGGAATACCCAGCAATAATATCTTTGGTGGTAACACAACAATTACCTTCAATGACCGAGGATCGACCCAAATCCCATCGTGGGATGAGGCTCGGATTAATGGCGGGACATTCGGTCCAGAACTATTAAACGGTATTATTTCTACATCCTCCGGTGTTATTTCCGCAAAAACAATTATTATTAAGAGGCGACTTAAGATCATAAGTAGAGGCATTTCTGGCATTTTAGAGTGCTCTGATGCCGAATCAAACACAGGAACTTTTATCGATCTAAATAGCACCTCGATTAGGGTTAAGTTTCGGTTTGATGATACTAAACCTTTTCAAGAAGCTCTGAATTTTGCCGCAAGTAACCAAGTCAAGGACGTATTTGTACCTACTGGTACCTATTCAGTGCGTAACTTAGCACTTTACAGTTCAGCAATTCCCGCCAGTCAGTACAGTAACATGGTGATTAGAGGCGCCGGGGATTCTTCGGTGCTCAAGCGTATGCCTACTCACACAAATCCCGAAGGAGAATTTGGCTTTATCGGCATGCTGGGTTCGGGAGTAACAAATCGAATCGAGGGGGTCACAATACGCAACCTGGCATTTGACGGAAATAAAACTGAAACTTTTCCTATCAACCTTCCAGAAAACGACGTGTATGGAGTAGGGGATAAATATAACGACTCTCTTGCCCTAGAATATGTTGATGGCATTCGTATTACAGAGTGTTCTTTCTATAATGGTGCGGGTGCGGCGCTTTACGCCCTTGACTCTGACAAGATTAATTTTACAAACAACAGAGTATTTGAACTTTCCAAGCCCTACGAGCTTAACATCTCGCCACTTAAAATTCGTGAGTCAAGCCGAATTATTGCCCAAGGCAATCTTTTCCAAAACTGCTCCGGTGTTGTACAATTTACTGGCATTGATGCCTCTCTCGTTAATAACAATATTATCGATAATTGTGGTGAAACTGGGATTCAACTCAATGCTTCCGACACATGGAACGCTCAAGGCAATTTAACCTTTAACGAGTCGGGATCGATTATTCGTAGCATAGATTTATATCAGAACGAATACAGCAGGGTCAGTATGGATGTAAAGCGTGGAGTGGCTATGACTCCTATCTACTTTACCGTTACCGACGGTGGGTTCCCAGTAGCTATCTCGCCGGGTTCCGTAGTTGCCAGAGTGTATCCTCTTAATTCCTCGTATCAGTATAATACTGGTCCCGTCCCCACGTACCTTCAGATAGTGGAAAATCGCCCGCAACTTGAGGCGGGAATTTTTGCAGTCACCGCTCCAGTAACCTCTGTTACTGGCGTTGGTGGATCTAATCAAGGACGGGCGATTGGAGGAACAGATAGTTATAGTTTGCTCAACCCCGACGGATCTGGTAGTGCTAATTACGGTTACGGTTATAGAATCACTTCTACTGTAACTCTTGGTAGATACGCGGTTGAACGTGTTGCATATGCCTCGGCTTCTACAGTTAAAGTTTACTTCCGTAACTCATCGGACATTCTATCATTGTTGTTCTTTGCTGGTGGTAACCCTTCCAACGACTCAATTAAGACAAGTGGGATTGGCGTTACTGGAGCCGAGCTTTTTGCTTGGCCAGATGCCACGACTTTAACAATCCTAGACGTGGACACTAGTAATTCAGCAATTGTAATTGCAACACCTTCTACGGTGGCGGCCAGATTTACCTCAAGTTCTGACATATATTCAACTCCTACGGGTTATCTCGGACTTGTTAAAAATAACTACTTTATTGCCGACGGTAACATTTACGTTTCCGAATAAAATAGTACTTTAATTTGGCTTAAAGAGTTTTAAATCGCTCTTTTTTACTGCAGTGTCTCTAAGTTGTTTAAAGTAAATACATATAGAGCATGCGTTTACAATGGCATCAAAAGTTAGCGTTGGAAAAACATCCCCGGTACCTCTAGGTCAACAACCTGCGGCCAACTCACTTCCGGTTGTGTTTGCTGAAGATCAGGCACCAATCCCCGTCGAGGAACAAAATAAAATTCAGTCTGAGGTGGCGCTGAGTTTACTTGGCATCCCCAGAGCCGAAGTTGCACTTGGTATCTTTGCCGACGTTAACACCTACGACGTTAACCCGAGTGAATGGGCCACCTTTCCGCTAGAAAACACCCCCGACTCTAGCGGAGAAGGAATTGACTACGGGGTCGAGCACCTTCCTGATGAGGCCGGTGCCCGTCTTGTTGCCCCCGATGTAAAAACAACAGTACTAACCTCTAAGCGATTCTTCCGCTATCAGCCTGGGCGCGTTTCGGCCTCCACCATGGGTGTGAAGATGAACATCACCCGCGACCCAGAGGAACAGACTTCCGCCATACAAGCCAAGATGAAAGGGGCCCCATCGTTGAAGAAGTGGGGTATCTTTGACAAGTTTGACGGTTATTATTTTGAAATTGCTAATGCCGGAAAAGGCAACGATTTTCGCTGTGTTCGCCGTACCCAGGCCATCATAGCCTCAGAACCTCCGGGTTACGCAGGTGCGCTAAGTTGGTTCCAAAATGGCGACGATAATACCTTCAATACCGCTACCAACTTTGGCGTTGCTGGAACCGACCCGGTAATCATCAGAGACGGTCTCGTGTACACGGCCGCTGCAATCTACGATCCTTCGCTTGTTTATTCTCCTGAGAGCATTGCGGCCATTGACGGTTCAGGGGATCCGTCGGGCGCTCTTAAGAACTATGTACCTGATCCGGGGTACGCGGTTAGATTGGCAACTTATAATGGAAGTGCTTGGTCAGAGGTGATGACCGATCGTAAATTTCAGTTTCCTTTCGACCAATCAAAAACCATATCCCTAAGCCCCGAGAACACATCGTTGGAGCGCGGATATATTCGCATGGATGCTCACTGTAATTTTTTCCAAATTATCTCCAACCTAAACCGTAAAGCTTCATATAATACTTTTCCGGCGGCTAAGAGTTCTTTAGAAGCCTCGGAGTGGGGCATGGCGGGAGGCTCGATTAACTCATATGATGCTACGATTGTTGCCAATACCTGGGACACGGCTCCTTCCACAGCAAATACTGAGAAAAAAGTTTGGCATCTTTTGGTAAATACTCAAGGCACGGCGGCTGGGTACAGAATTACGGACGCTCAACATACCGCCTCTCCTAATCTTCCCGCAAACGTCAAGGCACGTTCTGTCACCAATGGCAACGTAACCCTCAAGGAGTGGTTTAATCTCTGCGTTCCCAAGCCTTATCGCATGGTGTACGAGTGGAGGCCGGTAAGGGCAATGTTCTCTGGCGACAAGCTTAATGGTGTTACGTCCGTGGTACGATGGAGTGACGTGAACACCTCTGCGGAAGACAGTACAGTTGGAGGTGGATCGGTAATCAACCTCCCCGGCCAAAAAATTAAAACTGCGGACAATGAAGACCTGATCACAGTCTCCGCCTATGACATCGATTTCACAAAGGTAACAATGTGGAAGATTGAATTTTCATGGTACGGGGCCGTTGGTGCAATCTTCCTCTGCTACGTCCCTGTTGGCAACAACGAGGCCAGATGGGTACGCGTCCACCACATCCGCGCTTCAAACCAACACTCAGTTGCTTCTCTTGGCAACGCCACCCTCCCCATCACCTATCTCACTCACGGAGGTGCTGAGAGCGGTTTGGAATCCACGGACATTGGCAACACCCTTGTCAAGTATGGTGCTTCCTACTACATCGATGGCGGAGACAAGGGCACGGTTCGCTTGCTCTCCAAGGCTTCCGATTTCCCCCGCGAAGTTCCCAAAGGCTTCTATGATTTTACCGCTAATAACTGGACAAGAACGTCCTCTTCAGAACTGACCTACTCGGTCACTACCCATCCCGATGTGGATGGTGAGGTAGCGGTAGGGCTTATGGGGGCGTATCTGGCGGCCGATTCTACGGCCAAGGTTAAATGGATAACGCAAAGTGGAAACAATATTACTCTTCACTTTACCAACTCATCGCTCCCTGGCACAAATGGCACGGGGGTTAGATTAATTGTGCCAAGAGCTCAACGCTCCCTGCTCACAGTTCGCGCCAAGGACTTTATCTACAACAGAGATGGTAAACCAGTTCGTAATCGTCTGCAAATCTACCCTATCAAGTTTGGTGCCGGAGTGACCGGAGGAACATCTGGAGAACTTCTTACACTTAGAGCCGTTAAAAATCCGCTGTTTATTGTAACTAATACAAATACCACTCTTGGCACTTCAGTTGCTTATACTGGCGGCGCTACTGTTGTTAGAAATCCTATCACTACAACAGAACAATACGTAAATACAAAAAATTCCACTCTTCCAACACAAATTGGATTTGCTACTCCACCAGACATCGGTATAGGCAAATATCGCTTCGGATATTTTCTTGGCACAACTTCCCAATCCACAGCTTCTACGGGTTGGACAGTTGGAAGTACATCACCATCTGCATATACTCCGGTACTAGGTAAACTTTCAAGAACCTCGACCGGATACTTTTTTGAAAAGTTCTTTTCCTACCCAGAAGACATTTATATTGTTGGTCTATTTATTCCTGAAAGGCATCTCACAATAAACTCTGCCGGAGTCTTCTCTGAGTTGACTTTGAATGCCGGTGGTGGTATTCTTGGCTCATCCGCCTCCACCGATCAAACAAAGTGGAATAGACTACAAGAAGACGGTTTAGCTGCATGGGAGGATATTACTAGACTTTCTGGAGTGCAGATAGCCCAGGACTTTGGACTTACGCCGATTGCTGAAACCGGCAATGAAATTCTCTCCTACTACGCAAACTCTGGAGGGTACCAATTTGACCTTCAGGATTACTTTGCCTACAACAAGGAGTACCTTTCATTCCCTCTTACAGACGAGGTGGATATTATCAACATTCAAGGCCACTACGATATTTCGGTTCAAGCATTAGGTTCTGCTACTCCAGGTACCGCGCCTTTCAAAGTTAATAATGCTCTTACCTGGGAGGAGCAGTGATAACTCATGGCCCAATACCGAATTAAAGCTCAAAAGACCGGCGCTAGGACTTACAAAAAAGAATTACAGATGATCAGCTATCGGGGAAGTGCGCTTTTCTCCGATGAAGGAAATACACTAATTTCAAACAAAGATGTTTATTATCCGCCTGATTTCCTTTCTAAGGAGAGTGTGGCGATAGTTATAGACCCCAAGTCATATAAGAAGAACGGACTATCTACTCAAAATATATACAGTAAGGGCCGGCCCGCCGCCCTGCCTATTGTAGAGCAGTTCGCCATAGAAAGCGAAGTGAGTCGCTCTCTTCTAGGAATTGATAGAGCCGAAACCCAGCAAGGCATTTTTGACGACGTAAGTTCCTATGGACTTGATCGCAAAGACTGGGTCGTTTATGCAGCGTGGCAAGATTATTTTAAAAGTAGCGTGTTGTGGGATAGCAAAAACTCACCAGCCGGTCCTCATATCGCGGTTAGAGATCGCGATTATTCCATCGGATCATCAGTTGTAATGGATTCTTACCCTGTTCCCTACTCTGATCCAGGCAACCCTCCTGTCTCTAACAAAATTATGGGAATATCGGGCAATCCAGGACCAGGTTGGGGTAGATACATTCAGTCCCTTATCGCTATGTACGTTATTGAGTACATGGTTAATAATTTTACACCGGCTCAAAAGAACGCCTTTAACCTTAATTTTCTTGAAAGAAAATATCCTAAAACCCCCGATGGTAAATTCAATCGGCTTTACTGGGATCAAATTTGGCTTGATATTAGTCAAGGTAGATTTGAATCGGAGCAGAACATACCTATAACTCCTCAAGGCACTCTTGTCAATTTTGCCCCAGACACCTCAGAAGAAACGATAAATCTCGTGGATCTTTTTGGGGCTGATTTGCCCGCAGAAGAAGCTAATGTTTCTGTTAATTTTAATAAATTTTTCTTTGCCTCTACAAGGTACACGTGGAGAGAACCAGACCAGGGGCATTATCGTTTAGCAACAAACAACAACCCAGAACTGTGGTTGGAGTACTGGGGCATAGATTACGGGTCTTTGCCTAATGATTTTAAAAACTGGGAGTTTCAGGTATATGAATCAGAAGACGAAGTTCCACAGTACGTAAAAGATTATAAACTTCCCTACTTCCTTATTACTTCTACAACCCCATCAACCTCGCTAATCTTTGGTCAGAGTTGGCCACAGAGCTTTTCAGATGTAACAATTCCACAAATTTCAGAAAACCTTGCTGAGGGCAATTTGATAGGAGGTAGTGAGTCCGGCTACGCCGTTATCACTCTGACATCCATCAGAGCATTTCGCTATCAACCTGGCAGAATTAGTGGATTTACATACGGTGTTAGAATTTCCGAGGAAGGTGCCGGCCCCGGTTCGCTTTTAGAGTGGGGAGTAGAAAATTTTACTGATGGTTATTTTTTCAGACTCCAAGACGGAACTGACTTTTCTGTCGTAAGAAGATCCACCATCCCTCTAGGACAGACTGATCTGTTTGTTGAGGCCAAATACAACGAACGAGAAGCGTACATCTCCCAACTTACCGGAGTTGTCAGTTATAAAGAATTGCTCACTGACTCAGAAGTTCTTATCCTAGAGCAGCAAGTTAGAAAAAACCAAGTAACAAAAGTTTATGAAACAGCCATTCAACAAAACAAAATGAATGGCGACGGCCTTAATGGCCAAGGTGATAGTGGTTATATCTTCAATCCCGATACCGTAACAATGTACAAAATTGAGTTTGGGTGGTATGGCGCCATCGGAGCCCGGTTCTACATGTATATTCCTACTGGCAACGGAAGCTCCAGGTGGGTAACAGTTCACACTTTGGTTATTGAAAACCAACTCGGGCAACCGTGCCTTGAAGACCCCTTCTTCTTCTTCAAGTATAGAGCGTACGTTGATAGCCCAAGTCGCATTCGTCTTCCTCAGTTCATTGAAAAATATGGCGCGTCCTATTACATTGATGGAGGCGACGAAGGTACCGTATCCCTCTCTAGTGGCAAAGCTACCAACCGTGTAATATCTGCAATTTCGTCTGACACCGTTGAGGTGCCAATATATGATTGGGCGAGTGTTCTCGGTCTTAAACCCAAGCAGTACGTCGTAAATACCGAAGGAAATTCTTTCTTTAACAAGAAGGAAGTGTTTCCCATCTCTGCGTCAATTACCACAACTACCGATACTGAGGTAAAATTTATCAACCAATTTGGCTGCCGGGAAAATGCGTTTACATTCCAAGAAGGATATATTTGCATTTTGCCGGAAGAGCAAAGACTTCGTGGTATTTTTAGTATTAATAGGTTGCAAAAAGATGAGGCTATTCTCACAGACTTAGGAAGAAGCAAAGAATCCCCCGTACCGACTTTGACGTACGTTGGGCCCGATGCGGCATTTGTGAGTGCTTCGGCCAACCTTCAAAGTGGCGGAACGTTTATTGGCTGGGATGCTTACGAAAAGTCGTTACTAGGCGCTCATTTAATTGGCGAAAAAGTTTACGCGTCTTACGTCAACCCAAGTCAAGAGTACTCAACGTCTCCTTCGGGTATCAGTGGTCCGGAAACTGTGCTTCAACGCGATTTTACAGCCGGGTCGTATATTGGCCAGACTAAGGCCCGGCCTTGGTCCGATGCTGAGTTGCTGTTTAGGTTTAAGGAAAATGTGTCTTTAAAACTATCTAGATACCGTAAAGATACAACGCTTCTCTCAACAGTAGATATAACTACTGATGAATTTTATCTTCTCTTTACTCGAATTACTCCGCAATCAGCAGACTCATATACACTAACTTGTGGTGAGAGTGATGCAGACTTTGGTTGTGATGGCAACCATTTTGGCGAAATGCAAATTGGCATTATTTGGCCTCAGGAAAATCCAGGCACTTATACGTATCCCAACTCCGTAGTTTCTAGAGCGCGAGTGGGTCCTGGGTTCGGAATTATTAATCCTAAAAACCCTAGCGATCAGACTGGTCTTGCTGACAATAGTTTTGATGTTCGGGTTCTTGAGGACGCCGGCAACTACTACGTTGTTGATAAAACCGTTCCTAATAGCGCCGATTACAGATACTATGAAGGTCTTCCAGTTAACTTTGATTCTGAGGAAATTAAAAACAATGTACTTACAGTTAATCAAGCAGCGTGGCTCGATGTGGGTGATGGTGGGTTGGAGGTTGGGGAGGGACTATGGCAGTCATTTGGGTTAATTGATGGCCAACTTCCTGGCGTTCCTGGGACAGAAGGTGGTAGTTGCCATGCGATCTACGGCAAAGCTGGAGAGGTTAAAGAAGTATCCACGTTTACCAACGTTGGAATCGACGGTGTGCCCGGCGGAGGAACTTACTATCTCTCTAGAACCTCGTCGTGGCCTCAAGATTTGTGGTCGGCGTCTAACTCAGTGTTTGTAGAGAGGGATTCTGATGGAGCGGGCATTACAGTTAGAACTACGACTGGAGCTGCTCAGCAAGTTTACACTCCCGCCGGCACAAGTGTTAGTCTATTCCTCCTTCCCGTGGTGGTGGTAAGCGGATCGGCGTTTAGCAACGATACCGAGGTCATTGCAAAATACAGGGCTATTGCTCTCTACACCCCAGACTTACTTCGTCCAGATGCCCGTCTTATTTCTCAAAAAATTGTAGGCCAAAATCTTTTTCCGATTAGATTTTTTATACGCATGAGAGAGGGCGCAAAAATTGGCGGTATGTCAGTTGGCCAAGTAACACCGAATGGAATAATTCAGTCGCCATTTACTCCACACGGATGCACACTTAGCGTAAATAATATAGGGGGCAACGGAGACCTTCACGACGGAGGAGCATCTGATGAACTTACTTCGGCAAAAAAAGCCATGGTGGCTTATAACCATCCCGAAACTCTTACATCAGCGGAGTATTCTTACTACGATGTAAGCGGCTCAAATGCTGTTGATCGCACAAAAAAATGCCCGAGTTTTGTTAGCAATACGCTTCTTTCAGGAGCGGGATTTTCTGGGACGGGTGACTATCCCATTCGCTGGTTGGAGTTTAAAGACTCTGGGGACCCAATAGCGTCTTTCTTTATCTCGGCAAACAAACCTACCGAAATAGACCTCTCGGATATATTTAACATTAACACTGAGTCTATAGGCCCTAGTTTTTGGAGCAATAAAGCGCTCTTTATGATCGCTAGAAATCTTTCTACAGGGGTAAATGGAACAATGTTCGTAACGCTTAACTACAAGGAACAGTAATGGCAGAATCTTTTAAACTCCTTCAGCAAAACAGACCAGATGTTGGCCTTGTTGATAGGTTTGATCTTAGTGAAATTTACGATTCTGACGAACGTTTAGCCTTAACAAACCTACTCCTCAACCCCGATGGTTTAGACCAGATTTATGGTTTAAAAAGTGGTGGTTTGGCTAAAGAGGACATAAGGACTATGGGAGGGCTTAATAAGTCTGTTATTCACTCTTTAGCAATTTCGGAATGGACATTAGACAGTGTAAGTAACTACCTCTTTAGTCAAATTACCACGGATAAGGCAATAGGCGAACCGGGTAAACACTCGTTTACAACTGCGGATTTTTCCGACAATATTGTGGTATTCCATGGTGGTTTGGCAGCCAAAAAAATTGAATATAATTTTCTTGATGAAAATGGCACAGTAAGAACTACTACAGTTCCTACATCAAGAGAGAGCCTTTTTAACTCTGAAAAGAATCTAGCTGGGGAGTATAGCTCTGCATCGTACCCCGGTCTTTTTAGAATTAGGCGCCGCTCACACGTCTATGAGTTGCGGTTGGCTCCTAAACTTCTCGTAGAGAGGGGTTCGATTATAGAGTCACCAACCGAGACTCTAAAGATTCCAACATACATGCGTACATCGGCCAACTCCACACCCTCAGTGGTAAATTTGGAATGCTATACTACTAAAAACTCTCCACTTATCCTCCCGGTAAGAATTTATAATGGGGCAAGTCTTTCTTTCTCACGTAAAAATGCTACTGCAAGTTCTTCTGCGTTTGTATATGGTTGGGAACTGAAAAGATTTTCGGACTTACAAACTGCTAGAACCGAAACAATAAATTCTGCTGGGGCTATTAATACAGTAAATATTAGTATTAGTACTACGGGGACAATTTGCAATGGCGTTGATAGTCTGCTTTACATCTATCTCGATCCAGGTGCAGTTACCTCGGCACAATTGTCCGGTCTTGGGCTCACAGAACAAGCCGGTAAGGATATTGGGTTGGTTGGATTTAACCAGCTTGAGGAACTTGATATATCCAGTAATGGTCTATCTACCATTCCTGTATGGCTAAAAACCCTTCACGGCACTCTTAAAAAACTTAATATTGCAAATAATTTGTTTTGGGCCAATGGCATTGTTTCCTTTTTTGATTGGCAAGAGCCACCAGCGGGGGTTACTGGGGCCAGTACGGGTGGTGGTAGACCTCTAATCACACTTACCCAGGTGCTTGGGTATAGCGGCTGGACTGGCTCGGGACCTATTACTGCTTACGACGGAACACTCAATACCGTCCAGGATTCTGCCGGGGCGTTGTATAAAAACCAGAGAAACATCTCAATTAACGGAGGCACTCTTCCAACAATTGACGTAGCCAACGGCTTTAGGCCTTTTACCCTATTAGAGGAGTTAAACTTAGGATCTACAATTAGACTTGCCAATCCGGACTTTTCCAGCATATTCCCCAATCTTAAAACGCTTATTTCTAGCCGCTCAGGTAGTAGTCCAGGAGTGCTTTTTGGTTTGATTCCTAAACTAAGAAATAGCAGTGCAGTAATGTCACTTAGTTTAGGAGGTCATCTTGGAAATGTTAGTGGATCGATCAGGTACCTAGGAAATACTACAACTTGGTCCACAGCACTCAGTGCTGGTAATAAACGGCAATTCATTGGGCAATTTAAATTTTCTGGGTTTGATATCAATAACGGTGACAGCAGTGGTGGTTGGTGGGGTGGCATTTGCACCACCGATGCTGAGGTGGGAGTTAGTTTGCCATCAACACAGATAGATGGTTTGCCTAAATACAGTTTTGTTACTACAGGAACTGCTGCTGAGGCCTGGAGCGGAATGTTGGCTGAAACGCAATACCTTGGCATCTATTACCGCGACATTGCCTTCAGAATCGCTTCTGGTAACAACCTAACCTGGAATAAACTCGGTAGTGTAAATTGTACTTATTGTGGAGTTGCTCAAACTTTTAATAAAGTTGGATATAATATGTCAGTTGGAGCGGGTACTGAAACTTCTACTGATGTTTTACAAGCTTCACAACTGACAAGGATTGATGCCTGGTATTCAGGATGGTACGGAAAACCTTTTTCTATTGCCGGAGCTCCAAGTCTATCCATCGCTAACTTTGGTGCTAATAACTGGGAAGGATATCTTACCTCTGAAGGAAGGCAATATATCCTACCTACAAACTTTGTTGCCGAAGCCACCGCCACCTCATACAGCAATCTGCAAGCTTTATACCTACACTACCTTTTTAATAGTTCAACGCGAGATCTAGAATTCAGACAAGATGATTTAAAAAACCTTCCAAGAATCTCTACTTTTTACGTAGGCGATTCTTACTTCACAGGTAAATTTCCCACAATTTACAGTACTAACAACACTGCCGGAGTTAATTTCAATACTTGGTTCCATAACTGCAGATTTAGAGATCTTTCTGCACTGGGATCTATAAACACGAGTCGGGTAGGGTTGATTTATGGCCCTTCTAATGGCACTGGTGTGGGTGGATCGTTGTTACCTAATTTTACTACGTTGTCCAATAATGTGGTTCTTAGTTATGTCAACCTTGATGGAACTCTTTCCTCAAGATACCCCACGAACTGGGTCTCGATAGCAGACAGAGGAAGACTTATTGCCCCGCTTGTTAATGGATCTGTTGAAGAAACAACTCCTGCAATAACTTGGACATCGAGAAACAATAATAACACCTCGAGTGAGAGTTCGGAAAAACTTTACCAAAGCAATCCTGGAGGTTTTCAAATTAACTCTCAGGTAATGGTCGGAGATCTTGTATTTGCTGGGTCTACAGAAATTGCCCATGTAACACAAATTGATCGAGGCAACCAATTTATCTATGTTAATGCCCCGGTGTCGGTTAGCGCTGGGGCACTAAAGTTCCGGCGAGCGGGTCAAAACATCGCCTCGTTCTTTAATAACCATGCGGTCCTCGACCAAGTTTATTTGCAAAGTTCCAGGGCAACAGGTACTATACCCTTGTTTATTAATTGTCGCGCATTAAGATTTGTTTACCTAAACAATAATCTGCTCACAACCTATCAATCTGGGACCCTCAAAAACATTACGGGCGTTGCAACAGGAGCTAATTTAACTCCACCACTTAGAAGATTTAGCCTAGAAGGCAACGCTCTTTCAAAACAATCTGTCAAAAACATTATTAATGATGTTCATGATATCGCAGTTTATTTCCGGGCACGAAATATTGCGCCAAACTTTATTGTTGGTCTTTTGTCTACTAAATACGACTCTGCTAATAAGGAGTATCAAAACTGGACAAAAGCAGAAATTTTTGATCAGGCCTCTACGTCTGTAAATGCAGCCGGTGAGACCGTGACAATTCCCGATCCACTAGAAACTAAGTTTAACCAGCTCGGGACTGGGAACACTTACTCAAGTATTTCAATTCAACTCTTTTAACAATTCAGGAGCGCTTAGAACATGGCAATCGGTTTAACTAGATCAAAAAATCTATCCGAGTCTAATCTCAATCTTAAAACAGCGTTGCAGAAGTTATACGCTCCTGGCATTGAAAACGACATTGAGTTGTGTTCCTTGTCATCATCGGTGGAGTCTATATGCTTTTCTGGTCTTATTGACAACAAAGACACACAAATCTCTGGGCTTACAACAGAGAGTCTTAAAACCATCTCTGGTGAGGTCTTAAAAAGAACTAAATTTAGTACCAGATACTTCACCTTCACAGACGAAAATCAGGTTTATTTTACCAAGTATCTTGCGGGAGTTGGTGGAGATAGCGCGGCTAATGCTCCCCGCTATTCTGAGTCGGGTTCTGTTCCCTCCATTCAGTTAATTTCGGGTGGCGGGGGATTTTATTTTCTTAATGCCCCAAACGAAGTTGCCGACTTAGAATTTTCAATGGGAACATGGTCTGCTAGCGCAAGTGCTATCATAACCATAACGGCAAACTCCCATGGATTTGAAGTAGACCAAGGACTTAACCTAAGATTTGGTAATTCAGGTGGTGGTAGTAACGCTACCTCTGGTGAATATGCGGTTCTCTCAACAACAACAAATACATTTACAGTTAGTAATATTGCCGGAAGTATTACAGGATCCGGAACTCTTTCTATCTCTAGTTCAGATGTTCGGCTTTCTAACATCCAACTCAGGGGGAAAACTAGTGGCACTTCATCTGCAAGAGCTAACGTAACTTTTAGTAAAATGGGGTTTGAGTATCTTCCTGGAACACCAGCAACATACACTAATACTTCATTCGGAACCCAACTTGGTAGCACAGCGAGTTCTACAATAACTCTTGCTAACCACGGACTTAGCACAGGAACGAGCGTTTATATCCGTGTTGTGTCGGGGACGCTTCAAAGCGGGTTTGTAAGTTCTGTTACTCGTATTAACTCCAGCACCTTTAGCGTACTTCTTCCGGTTGGATCTGCAAATACTTCTCAAAATTGTGTAGTTTGCCCTGTTGACGAATTAACTCGCTTTACTATTGGCTCCGGTTCTAGGTACTCTGTTAAGTCCATTGAAATTACAGACCAAGGGGTCAATTACGTAATTCCAGAAGATTTAGAAATTATCGAAAGTAGCGTTAATGATAGCAATTCTGGACAAGTAATTCAAATTAGAAAGCAAAGAGGAAAGTTTTTTGAAGGAATGCCAGAAATTATAAGGACAAAAGTTTTTGCTTATACTGTTAAAAATGCTACTAACGAAGGGTTTTTCCTATTTGACGAAGAGAATCAGAAATATTTGTTTTTTGATCAAAACACAAGCGCGGATGGTCTCTTACCCGGGCAAGAAATACAAATAAAGAGGTTTGATGGGGTTAATGTCAATAATATTTTACAGTTTAAATTTGCTCAGTCTCCTATATATTTACGTAGTTATTCCAGTTTTGTTTTTTCAATGGAAGGTTCAATTTCCGGGGCAATTAATAGTATTAGCAATACTGCCGCTGAGTTAAAACTCCGGTCTAGGCTAGCTATTCAAAACACAAAGCGACCCACTCCTGCCACATCAAACGAGAACATATTGGGCTATACCTACAACTCCTTTGTCGGCAAGAGTGTTGTAATTTGGCAAAGAGTCGTTCTTAGAGACCAAGACTACATTCTCAACCCCGCTGATACAACTCTTGGCGCCGAATCGATTACAGGAAATAGGCTTAAAACATCTGTGTCAGAGTTTGTTTTAGGGCCTTTGGCCCAGTGGTCTTCTACAACCGCCGGTGTTGTCACCATAGTGCTTAGTGACCATCCTGTACAAACTGGGGACACAGTGCAAGTGTCGGGCGTGGTAGCAGCAACAGGTTCTGCTTTTTTTGAAGGGAATTATACAGCAACCAGGATTAATGCCTCGTCTTTTTCTATCGCAACAAACTCTACTGTTTCTAGCACCGGAACCTTAAACTTAATTATCTCAGATCCTAACTTTCAAATTAGGGTTCCAGGACTGTTTATTAAAGTGGGCTCGGAATATCGTCGGGCTTTCTCTACTACAGATAAGCCATTTTTTCAGCAAATTATCGATAGTGTAGGAGCAGATGCTATTGCCAATCCTACAATAAGTGGTAGTGGAGTAAGTTTTACAGGGCAAAGTTTCGGAGCGCTTAGCGCCGAAGGGACTATGACAGAAACAAACCCAACAATAACTAGTTGGTATTCATATAATACCACAATTTCCGAATTAGCGCAGCGTATTCACACAAATGGTCGCGATGGCGCTTTCTATTTTCATCGGCCAACCGCCCCTGCAGTTACAACAATACCTGTAATAAGAAACGGAGCAACTGCTAATATTTACGCTGTTCCTCTATTTACCTTGGCAGTTTAAGTCCAAGAGGGGGAGTTGGCTGATAGAACGTTCAGCTGATTACCCCCAGTTTGCTTAAGAATAAATAAGTAATATTTGTCTTTTACCGGTTTATTATTCGAGTGGAGTTTAACGTCGTTGTATATGTTAGCGTTTGTTACTGTAAATGCATTGCTTGGCAACCCAACGTTAAGCTCTACTTCCAACTTGTGAGTGTATGTTGCGCTTGTAAAGATGGGTTTTTGTGCCACCGAGAGAGACGTAAGCAAACTGTTTCGTTGCGCTGCCTCAAAATCAAACATTAACTTATCGGTAACGTACAGATACCTTTGCCCCATATCACTCGCATTACCAATTCTTCCTCCCCACCAGACATCAAACTGCCCCTCACCTGTGGCGTATAAAGAAGAGTCAGTGCGGGCTATGCTTCGAAGACCTATATTTTGAATGGAGTAAGGAGGATAGCAAAGCCCTCCTAGCCCTGGATCACTCGACCCCGTAGAGTTATCGTAACCAAACGGAACCACAATATCCGCTGGAGGAGCCGGAAGTTCTGTATCTAGGGCAAATGGTCGGGACTCAGTGGGGGTTAAAGCAGATTTTACGTAGAGTGTTTCGCCAAAGTTAAGCCCAGCGCCCGTATCGGCCCTTAGGTACTGGTAAGCAGCGTTAAATACAAATCGAATTTGAACAATTCTTTCAACTTTGTTTCCGGCACCTGGAACGGGAATAATACTTGTTCTAACAGTTTGGGCCCCGGCGCTTGTTACAATGCTCGATGGTAACACTCCTCCGAGTTGGAGGTGGTTGTAGTACACCTCGCAGTTGGAATATACCCCGGCAGGCTTAGATGGGGAAAAAGTTACGACACCCGTAGAAGCAACATATGACGTTACTCTCCGTACAGTAGCGTCTCCAGGGAAATAAATTTCTGAGCCGATATACTGATCATTGTTAGACCCAGTTGAGTCCGGAGTGAAAATGCCTCCTGCAGATGTAATTGACACATCTCCCGCATTTACTGTAAGTGACGCGCTTGGGAACGATGTTCTTTGCACCCCCACAAACCCATAAAATCCGTAGTTATTTACCCCTTTGGTAAACTCTGCTACAAATCCTGATTTAGAAGAATGATTTCTAGAAGTTGCTCCCATTGCAAGTTGGGCAATTACCCCGGTATTGTCATAAGTCCAAGAAGAACCATTCCAGGACCCGTAACTGAATCTTCCCTGCCCATCCACTTCTTCATAGAGGATTTTTAGCGTAAGAGCAAAATCTCCGTCTGATGGTAATCTGTTAAGTTGTACAGTAGAGATATTTTGCCGTAGTGCGTTGGAAAACGTTGTGGTATTATCTAACATATGAAGCGCTTTGCCATACGTTGACGTTGAGGCAGTACTAACAACCCCAAGATCGTTAGACGGATACGCATTAATTATTACATTGCCACCAAACCCAGCTTCATTCTCTACCACCTCAAAAAATGTGTAGTTTTCTCCGGCTTTACGAACCTCATCTGGCGCTAAATCCTTACCAGAATACGGGGCCGTAGTACCTACTTCTCCTGTCGTTCCCTTTTTTTGCCGGCCAATTGCTAGAAGTTTTGCGTGGTTATAGTCATAGTCCCTTTGCGCGCTAGCAGTTGTTATGGAGTTTGGCAGGGTGCCATCATACCTAGTTGAGGTGTACGTACTAAGGGCTGGAAGACTTCCAAAAGTAGCTTTGTATAAATCTAAATTTTCTTCAAATGTAGCTTTTGCGGGGTTTGGGTCTTTATAATTCTCACCTACCCCCTCTAGAAGATCGTCGGCGCTTCTGTATTTGTCCGTTGGACTGGGGTTGAATAGGTAGTTTTGCCAGAGAGAATCTCTGTTTCTTGAACCACCTGGAATGACACTGAATACACGGTTTCTAGCCACCACCCAAATTGTTTGCCCGTTTGTTGGGTTAATTCCACTAATGTTAAACGTGGCTCTGGTAACTCCGAGTACCGGTGCGAGTTTAGTGGCAATAATCACAATAGAGGGTACAGTGTAGCCAGATAGAGCTCCAGGTTGTGTTGCTCCTAAGGGAGTGTGGGCAATAATTTCAAAGTTTTCATTAAAGTTGGTAAAGTTTGCCTCGCCAATTGCGCTTTCCCCGGCACCGGTATTAACAACCCACGCGCTTGTGGCAGTATCCCACCCGAGTTTTATAGAGGCGGAATAGTCATTCCATTTTGGAAGGTCGATAAGTGCAAGATTTGTGTCCAGTAGCTCGATAAAAAAACTTGCTGGGCCCAGAGGTTGCTTTGTTAGCACATTTGTCTGAGCCGGATCGGTTGATGGTTGACCGTACCAAAACCTGATAATAACAGGAACATAGTCATCATCAAAATTTTTAATTGGGTTTCCTTCTTTATCAAGATAGGTTTTTGTTAGGTCTAACGCAGAACCATCAACCTCTGATCTTTGTGTAGGTAATGTACCATCTCCAGCTCCTAATGGGGTGGTTGGGCCACCTTGAACATAGTACAACCTTCCTCCAAGAAGGCTGGGCACTGGGATCTCTTTTGAAAACTGAGTGTAATAAGTAGAACCATCGGCCGTATTAAGAGCAGTTTTCCAAGTCCCTTCTACGGCCCCTGTTGTGGAATTGTATCCGCTCTTATCAAAGTAGTCAATGCGGAGATGTCCGTTAACTTGCGCTGCCCACCTCATTATGGCAGCGTCAGAGTCTCTTTTAAACCAAGCGTCAAATCTTAACCCCCAATTATAACGAGTATTAATCCCCTTTGGAAGTATTTGATCAAACTTCATATTTCCATCGCGAACAATAGGAAATTTGGGGTTTGTTAGTGCAGTTTCAGTAGCGTTACCATACTCGCTTACTTCATTTAAATATGTATCGTATTCTCCACTCCACCAATACTCGTTCTCCACCTGAGGGACAAAAACCCCGTCTTCAATGTACCCAAGCCGGTGAGTATTAGCAATTTGCGCTGAGTTGGCCGGGATAAAATCTGGGGAATTTTCTAACGAGGAAGTTATAGCCTCGGTGAAGAATGGCGGGAGGTTGGTGTGCGAGTATTTATTTGCCGAGGAGGTGGGCTGAGTTTCAGGCACATAGTACTTATAAAGTACTGTGCCCTGGCCTTGGTAGTTTGTTCCTCGCCCGGCAAACTGCTCAGCTTGGGCAATGCGATCAGAAATACGTTGGCGAGGATTAACTAAGGCAGATGCCACGCCATTATCATCTTGAGCGTTTATAGAAGAGCCAACAAGAATTTCAAAGTCTTCTTTTTTTAGATCAAATCTTTCGACTCCGTCGAGAATCTGAAGGTCAGTAGGGTTAAAAGTTCCAAGAGTAGAAGCCTCTGCAGGATCTTGAATGTCTCGAAGAACCTCGGCCAGGGCCTTATCCCTGGACTCGAGATCATTCAGCGCATTGTCCCGCTCTAAGCCAAAGTACTTGACTTCAGTTTCAGCACTTTCGCGCTGAAAAAAGAGTTGTGGTTGGGACCTGGATATTTTTAGTCTCCCGCCACTTTTTGACTTAGGCATTTTCTCAAACCGCTACGTATATTATACTTTAAACCTACAAAATTACTTAGAGGAGTAAAGATCGGCGTAGGCTTTAATGACGGACCGAACAAATGGCGACCGCTCAATGTCCTCAAAGCCAAACTCTACGTGCCCGACCTCTGGAAGAAACCGAAGGCGATTAAGAGCATCGGAAAGACCATCTTTGCCAAACCGATTTCCAAGGTCACGTTGAACTACGTCGCCTAATACAGCAATACTCGAGCCTTCTCCAAGGCGTGTAAGAATTGTCAATAGGCTATGCGTGGTAGCGTTTTGCATTTCATCAGCAATGACCACACAACGATGCAATGATCTACCACGTAGATGGTCTATGGGCAAGAACTCAACGTGTTTTTTAGCAAGCATGTATTCAGCTTTGCCTTTTGGCATAAATACTTCCAGAGCATCACGTATTGGGGCCACGTGCGGAGCGACTTTCTCGTCCAAGTTTCCTGGAAGAAAGCCTAGACCTTGCTCGCCAGGAACGTCCACAACAGGTTTGACGTAATAGATTTTATCTATTTCCCTTTTGGCGAGTTTTTCGCAGGCGATGTAAGTAGCAAGAAGGGTTTTAGCGGTTCCCGGAGGTCCTGAGAGGAGCGTAAGTGTTTTTGTACGCAGGTATCTCATAGCATCTACCTGGTTCGGGTTTCGTGGAAGCAATGGCTTGTGCTCGTTAAACCGTGGACTAGGGATTTCCTGCTCAGTGAGTAGGGTGTTGTCTAGAATTTGGCGCTGTTTCCGTGTTGATTTTCTAGCCATGAGATGGAATTACGTTGTTTCCTTGACGTAAAAAAAGACCCGGAGAAGACATAGTTCTTCTGCCGGATCCTAAGGTCAGCTATGTAATGTCTTTGGGACATCATGTAGTGTTTTCACGTCCTGATGGACTTTAAACTACCCTGACTTTAAGTAAACTTCCTGTACGATACATCCCACCAACAGGGACGGCTGGGTCAGCTGCAGCAGCGGCGGCATCATCGGCAAATTCTCTCAACCCTGTAAAACTAATTCGTGAAAATGGCACTGAGGCCCTATCGCCAAACCGCCTTGCGTCTCCGCCGGCGTCGATGTAGTACATTTCATCGAGCACTTCATTGAGGAATAGTTCGCCTCTGTACGCGGCGGCTTCATCTTCATCATGTTGAAGTTGAAGGTAACTCAGATTATGAGTGGGGTTGGATGTAAATCTAATTCCAAATCTGTGAAAAGGAGGTTCTGGGGTGGCGGGCATATTCCTGCTCTGTAGTATTTTCTATATACATACTTTAAACTCCGTAGTTGTTAGTTATAGTTAGTTTTACAACTGAGCTAAAGTACTTTAGTAAAAAGTAAGAGTGAAAAAGCTACGGTGCACCAGAGCGCCAGCGCTTCGCCCACCCTTGACATGAGGCGAAGGCCGTGATATAATACTACTAATCAATGCCCACCCCACCTAAGTTGTTTATGTCAACAAAACCCGCCATTATTGTGGTTCTAGGAGCCGATAGAGTTGGCAAATCTACCATCGTCTCTAATACCCTGCACCAACTTACGGACAAAGGTACAGACGCTGTTGTTCTCCACTTTGCGGGGCCCCAACCCCATCATAACTCCCCCATTGAGCAGTACACCCAGCCCTTGGATGCGGTGTTAGATACAATGCCCGAGGTGGTAATTTGTGATCGTGGTTTTTCAGAAGTTACCTTTTATGATAAGTTTCGGCGTCATGTAAATATTTCAGAAGAATGGGCCTTTGCCGCCGAGTCATATTTTTCCTCTAGGGCCTCTAAGGTTCATGTTTTTCTTGTCAAGAGGAGCTGGGAATGGAGTCGCCCCCATCATGTTGTAGAGATCAAAGAACAATACCCTGCCGCCACACCGTATTTTATTCGCAACCAACTCCTAATGAGGGAAGCTGAGCACCTCGCCTACTACGACTATATGGAAGACTACTTAAAATACCGTTCTCTACTTCCACATAAAATCATTGATCCAGGATACCGTGAACCACCAAACCTTCTATTATGTTTAAATGCATCGTAATTACTTCTTAGTATTTTGAAATTAAATTAATTACTATGGTAACTACACAGGGCGCTAATAGATGGCAAAAGGCCAACCTTTTAACAATTGATGACTTAAATAATTCTTTAAATCAGATCTTTTCTACAGAAGCAAATAAGTACTTTTTATCGGACGTTCCACATCCTCTAACCTTTTTAGCATATAAAAACTTGGTTGAGGCATTAATCAACGAGGACGAAAATTCTGTAAATAAAACTACTTCCTTTCTTTCGGACTCTATAAGACTTAAACGCCCGGCTCATCCTACCATCTTGGAGTGGGGCGCCAATGCTTTTTTCCCTTATGAGTGGGACAATATTTTTCAAACTTTATCCACTGAGGCTGCGTTTCCTCTGGACTTAGAACAACCCTCTGAGGGCGTTATTAAATACTGCCGAAATTCTTTACATAAAAGTCTAGATCTTCTTTCTTCTCATTCGCCTCAATACCACAAATTGGTAGAAGAGATGCTCCGTGTAATTATCATTACCTCCCCCGGCCATCTTTCAAAACAAAAAAACTTGAGTTTTGGTGGGGCTACATATTTCTTTTTATGGGGAGCCACTGTACTTAACCCTCTAGTCCTGGGTACTTTTCCTAAATTTTTTGAACAACTTGTTCATGAGGCCTGTCACATGGCCCTATTTTCGATATGCAATGAACACGGAATCCTATGCACCAATCCAGACAATGAGAGGTTTTCATCGGCTTTTCGTTCGGACACCAGGCCTATGCATGGTATTATTCACGCCTATTTTGTCTCAAAGAACATCGAAGCCTGTTTTTCAGAATTGGTTTCTCCTCTTACCCCTTATTCAAAGGAGTTTAAAGTTATTGTAGAAATAACTTCGGATGCCTCCAAGTCTCTTTTTGCAGAGATTAAAAGACATGCCGAATTGACTCCTTTAGGGGAGTCTATACTCCGAGTCCCGGAGATTACCCATCCTAAATTTTTAAAATGACAATTACAACTCAGCAATTATTCGGGTATAGACTACTTACCGACAATCTAGAAAGTGTTGTTAGTCCTAAAGTTGGTGCGCCTCTTCTACTCGAGGTTACTGCGGGTCAATTGCGTCGTCTTATTGGCATTCAATTTGAGTATAAAATTAAACTCCAAACTTTTCTTTTATTCGCGCTATCCTGGCCCACTATCTTCAGCTACAATCAACCCGGCAATACCCCTAGTATTCGTGAAGAATTTGTAGAGACATTTATTGGTTGTGGTCCTTCAATGGGGTTTGAGGCCAAAAGAGCGGCCTATGGTGCCTTTGAACTAATCACAGAAGCTCTTGCTAATAACGGTGACGTATATTCTGCAGATGCTACTATACTCAATGCTCTTCTTGTAAATACCACCAGGTTTGTTGGTATTGCAGAGGGCGACGGAGAAGACTTTAATTTTATGGTTGCTACCTATGAGTTGGCTAAAGAGATCGCTAGAGTGGCTGAACAAACTCCAATTAGCGGGGCTATTGCCACCCTAACACTCACCACCCCTGGCGCTGGATTTACCGTGGATGGTACGGACGATACGGCCGAAGACGTGGTATTTGTAGTCTCCTCAACTGCTGTTACTAATCCCTCCAATTACGCCGTGGCAGAAGTTACCGCGGAAATTATTGGTGGCGAAATCGATTCGATCACTCTTATCACCGTCCCTGGCGAAGGATTTATCAATGGCCAGGTTGTTCAGCTTAATATCTCCACAGTTGCTCCTCAGACCGGAGCCACTCAGACAACTCCGGCAACTGCCACTGTAACTTCTATTACTGACTAATCGAGTAGAATGTGTCAAGTCTTTATCGCTGTAGAGCTCGTGTAGGCTACCGACCATTTAGGTCGGAACAGCTTATTGTATTTGATGAGCGGCAAATTCAAGAGCTCTCAGTTGATCTTAAGTGGGAACCTGGACTCTCACAACTCAACCAAGACTCCACAACAACCCCCACTGCCGCTACAAACTTTCTCAACCAATCTAAATGCCAGGTCACTATCTCCGATCCGTATCTAACCGGATTGGCGTGGCCTGCTCTGTACGACGCGGCCAGCATTTACACAGCGTCTACCATCGCAGCATCTAATAATATTTTACTACCAGCCTGTACTGAGGGTCAGGATCCAATTGCAGATAAATGCGTTAAGTACGTAGACCTAAACGTAGACAAAAACGACCCTGTCAATGCACAGGGTAACTTTGCCTTACTCATGCTCTCTCTATGGTACGACGTGGGCGGAACGTCTTTTGGCACCGACTTCTACTTCAGAGTGGATGGGTTTTCGGTATCCCACGGCTCTAGGTACCCGTCGGTTACTATAAGGGGCGTCGAGGCCCGCTCTGTGCTCTTCAACCAATCCTTGGTCAATATGGCCTTTGATGAAGGCGCTGAGATCGAAAAAGTGCTTAAAGACATTTCCGAAGAGATGGGTTACTCTGTTTCTTTTTGCGCCAACACAAACTCAGAACCCGATAAGAAACGCCTTTTGCCCCGAAGCATCCGCTTCAAAGGAGTTACTCCTGACGAAGCAATTAAAAAAGTTATTGATTCGGTCGGTGGTAATACTCTCACTCTTCCCACTCGTGAGTATGCCAATAAGATTTCTATGTGCACGCGGGGCGAGATCGACCAAGGTTGCTCCGTATTTTATCTTGGCAAGGGCCTCTATGAAAGTTACGAAATCAACGGTCAGCCCGATCTCACATTTTTAATGCTCAATCTTGAGCAGGGCTCAAACCGCAACAATGGCGACCAGTACGTTTCCGAGGCCTTCAACGCATCCTCATATACCGTACAAAACATAACTCCAGAGCGTCGCAAAAAAGCCTTGGAGAAGGTAAAGAAAGTTGCCTTCCCCCAACTCTTCGAGCCAGTATCTCCACACATTAAAGGCGCACCACGACTAACCGGATTTGCTTGGAAAGACTCTAAACCCGCCGCAGGACAGGCAGGTGGTGGCATTACAGTAATTAACGAACGTTTAAAAGACGCCAATTTGTTCGGAATTGCGCCCAACGGTACCACCGCAATTTCCTATCTGAGTGGTAAGGTTCGTGAGGCCGACACTGCTAATGGCAGGGTAATCATCTCTACCAAATTCTTCCTTCAGGCTTGCGACACACAGGAAACGAAAAAATGCTTCTCTCGTCAAATCCGCCAAGAGACCACGGGGCTCAGCAACGTAAAAGTTAAAGCAAATGATGTCCTGGAAATTAGTCAAGAGATCGGCTCCTCTACCGCCGAAAAGCCCGAGTTCACGCGGTTTTTTATCGAAGGATTTAAGAATGAGTTGGTTACCCTCAACCCCCAGATCGTGTGGGATTGGGCGGTGCCTGAAGAAGAGTTAAAAGACGCTGCTCCAAAGGCCGCACCGGCGTCAGCAACCAACGTAGTTCCACCAGCGCCTAAAGCCACCTCTAAAGATTGGAGCGCCAACACTACACAAAAGCCAAAAAAAGTTCTTCTGATGGCAGGGCATGCAGACTTCCCTTCAGGCGCTCCAAATGAAAGAGCACTAAATGTAGAACTTGTTAAGTGGGCGCAACGCAATGCCGCATCGTATGGCATCTCTGATTTTACAGAGTTTTATTTCCCTCCATCATCTAATATCCCAGAAAGTGACTCGCGCAGTCAATTCAAAATTACCGAACAAGCCGTAGCTTCTGGAAAACAAGTAATTGAAATTCATAATGACGAGGTTGCGGGAAAGAGTGGGGTTATTCCACCGCGTGGAGGAAAAAACATCTGGCAAAGCGATAACGCTTTAGCCTCCTCATACGGGGCCTTTAGCGTAAACCATAGAGACGGTCTTGGTATCCCAAATCGTGGTGGCACTATTCTCGAAGTTGGTAGAATGGATGCCCCCACTACCAAAATATTTGTTTCGGGGACTCCTGCTCAGAAGGAAGCGCTTTACAAGCAACTCATGGATCCAACAATGAGAGCCATAGCTGCAGAAAAAGCAAGGTCTGCAGGAACTGCTGCGCCTCAACAACCATCTAGTGAAAGTCAAGGGATACTTCTTGGTAGGGTAGGTGGTACAGGTCGCTCCTCTGCTCCCCACGTTCATTTTCAATTTTCTGGGGGCCCCAGTGCTGGGTCGGAAGCAATGCTTACAAACGTTGCAAATAAATACTTTTTAATTGGTAATTTGCCCATGGGTTCGGTAGATAGAAACCAAGGATATGGCGCCGGTAGAAACCACAAGGGGATAGACTTTGGATTTCAAAAAGCTGGTCAACCAGTATACGCAGTTAATGGGGCCTCAGTAAAGCAAGTTGTTGAAACAAAATGCACTAAGGAAAACTCTCTAAGTGACGGTTGCGGAGGAGGATTTGGTAACCACGTTATAGTATCTACTCCCGAGGGAGAAGTTCTTATTGCTCACCTTGCACCGCAATCTATTCCGCCAAACATTGCCGGGCTTCGCTCCTCGTCGGGTGGGGGAAAGACCTCACCCAACATGCAAGCCGCACCTGCAACACAAGGCCTGACACTTGAAACCGGGTTTAAGGGCGTTCCACGATCGCTGCGCATTATCCCTGGCCGAACCATCTTGTCACTCATATCCGACTACGACTCATGGGTGGAGAATGGCGGGCCACGTGGAGATGATAATGGCACCGACCCTGGCATCTGGATTCCTAGTAGATTCAAGAACTGGTTTATTACCCAGTGTAAATATAAGTGGAGAGACGGGGACCTTCGCGTAGACCTGGAAGGCCGAAGTGCCTGGGGTACTCGGGATATCAAAGCCCCGACCTTCCCCAACTACTTGGCCTCTATGAGAAACGCCGGGGAATTAAAAAATACAACGGACTACTATGGATATATGAGATCGCTTGGCGATTTGCACTGGAAGACGGAGAATGGTAAAGACTCTACTGAGGAGTTGTGCGGTGAGGCCCAATACTGGTCCCAGGCCGCGGCCCAAGGCCCAGACACCACCACCCCTGCCAATACCCAGGGCTCTTTCCCCGCCGCAAATTGCCAAACTGGCAATCCAACTCAAGATGCAATAATTAACGCCTTATATTCCTCCGGGCTAAAAACTCAAAATGGTTTTGCTGGAGTTCTGGCAAACATGGAAAAAGAAAGTGGAGTCAATTTTAATATCCATAATACTTCAAGAGCCGGTAACGGATGTACTCGCCCTGAATCAAGATCAAGAATCTTAGGAAGTACAGCGTATGGTCTTGTTCAATGGTGCGGTAGTAGGGCAGATGCTCTTGCTTCTACGTACAAGTGTGGAAGAAATTGCTCATTAGATCAGCAATTAAGTTTTTTGAAAGGAGAACTCCAGACTACATATAAATCAACCGTAAATAAAATGAATAATGCAAAAACTCCCGAGGAAGCCATGGAGTACTTTATGAGGGAGTTTGAAGTACCAGCCAATCCAGAGTTTGAAGTTGGAAATCGATCTCCAGCCGCCAGGTCTTATTTTAACAAAATTAAGTGCAATAAACCAACCCCATGATCTATAAGGCCCTGGCCGCAGCGATTATGGGCTCAGTGCTCCAATCGGCCAAAAAGGACATTATCCAAACCGCCAAATCCCAACTCCTCGAGCAGTCAATGCGGAGCGCCAGGGAGGCTATGTTAGCCCACGTTGCCGAACAATACTCCAGGGAGGTTGAGTACAATCTCTCGCAATATGTCAGAGCGTTAGGCGAGGCAAGCGTTGATGTTGAGTTCAGAGGCAAACCTGGCGAAGCACTAATCTCCAAGGCCGAGTCCGCTATCAAAGAACTAGAAATCTATATTGAAAAACAGAACCCAGACGGGGCAGTAATCCAATACTTACAAAAAAGGTATAAGGAGGAAGGTGTTAGAATTATTACGGGCAGGTTATATGGTGGGCATTATGTCGGACGTAAGGGCCAAGGCATCTACGAGGTGGCAAATCGTATGGGCTATGCGGCCAATGTAGATAAAAGAAAGCCCTGGTTAACTGGCGATAAGACCACACAAGGGCTCGAGGATATGATGGCCAAAGCCGCCATTGAGATTTTTGAACTAACCTTTGGCGATGTTGATCTGAGCGATGATCTAGCAATGTTAAAATTTGTTGGTAAGTCTCAGCCTAAGATGGCTGGTGTGGGCTTCACCGCCCAAACCGATTCCAGCTCGCAGAAGAAAAAAACCAGTGGGCGCAAACGTCGCTAACCGTAGTACTTAGAACCCTTCTTTAGATTTTCCTCGGCGCTGAGTGCCTGGAGCTGCGCATTCATCATATGAAAATCAAACCACGATTCTGCTAGATCTGTGTCTCTCATATAACATTTAGTGCCACGGCAATAAACTTGTAAGTTTTCCAAGTCTACATGCACATCCCTACACCACTCTTCAACTAGGTTCTTAAAGGGGTATTTGTGGTCGATATGAAACTCAGTCGCTTCTAAAAAGTCGTGGGATATAGGGCATTTTAGCGGTTTCTTTTTGAGTTGGCGAAGAACGCTTTGCCTATATGCTTTTATTTGTGGATCTATGATTTGCCTCATGGCCATTAACGCCTCGCGTTTATTTTGCACATAGACGGGCGTCTCTACTTTTTTAGGAAAAAGTGCATCTACCACCTTACCCTTCCCCAACCATATTTCACTCTTCGACCTAGGGGTGACCATTACGGCTCCCCTCACAGCCTTACCCTGAAACTTTTTATTCCTAATCTTATAACGAACCCCTCCGCGGTCCTTGATGGCCTTCCACTGAGGAACAAGGTCTACAACCTCGTTGAGAAATGCCTCGTCGTCGCCACGAACAAAGTAATTACACTCAGTCGCCGAGGTTATTTCGCTCCACTTTTTTTCGAACTGGCCTTTGCCGTAATCGGCGCCTTGGAGGGATATGATGCGTCGCATAATACAAATTCAATGAGTTGCTCTGAATAGCGTTTGATATCATCAGCGTTACGCAAATGTGGATTTTTACGTAACAAGGTGGAAACACTACGTTTCTTTACCAAGTAATCAGTAAGGAACGTTTCGTCGGGTTCTTCCAGGTCCGTGATTTTATGCAACAGCCCACGATGATTTTCCATAAAGTCCCCTATGGTAAATTCTGTGTCGTAGTTCGGTTCGATAACATTGGAATACTCAGTTATCTGCGAAAACGACATGGAAAAAGCCTGGCGTACCGCTCTGACTTTTTTTACGGGAACTTGAATTTTTTCAGCAATTTGATCGTCGGTAACGTTCGGATCTTTGGTAGTATATTTACGAATTTTCAGATATAAATCTGAATAGGACCGGGGTATTTTTATCAACCGGGAATTATCGCGAAGATAATTTAACATGTGAAACTGCAAACACCTATTCACCCAGGTAGAAAAATTAGCACCTTTGCTTTGATCCCATGAATCGTAGATGCGAACAATGTACTCAAGAGCCGCATCGCGGAGTTCTTCGTATGGCAATCCTGTAAAACTACTAATTTTACGAGCGACTTGATTAGCTTTCCACGCTTGCGAAACAATGTGCCGATCGCGATCACTTGTTCGGCAGCTCATCCTGGTTGGAGAGAGATTTACATGAGATGACATACTAATTACCCTGCTCAATGGAGCTAATAATAAAATCTTTGAGTTGGGTCTTGGCCAATATACCAGCGGTGTTTAACCCGAGGAGCTCGGACTCTTCGCCAAAAATGGCAAAGTTAGGGGTCCCATCACATTCGATCTGATCGCAAAACGCCCAGTCGTCGGACGTTACGTCCCAGTCCCCGAAGCCAATTGCATAGTGCGGATATTCTTCCGCCAACTCATTTGCAGTTTCTACCCACACAGGTTTCATGGTATTGCAAGCAACACATCCCGGTTGGTGAAAGAAAACTGCTTTATACTTAAAGTCTTGTTGGTCTGTCATAAGATTATGAGAGTATTCCTGCAGGTGATACGTTAGGTATATTGTACCATATAAACATTGTTTATAAGTACCTGGTGGTGGAAGTCGACGTGGTAGTGTTAGTATTTCTACCTACTAGGCCAACTTGAGTTGAAACCCGCTTACTACCTCCACGATAAAATGGATCATGGACAAGCCTAGGTAAAACGTTTCTGTCCCCACCGTGTACTGTGCCAGAGCCCATAAGCTCATCGCGATACACGGTGACTCCATACACGAATGAATCTACAAAGTCATCGTTTTTAATAAACGGAAAGGATGTAAGTTCGGATACTCGCTCGGGTAGTTGGGGCAAGTTTTCATATAATGAAACCACGCCGCTTTCCACAATGGGGGCAACGGCGTTGGCCCGTAATACTTTGTCTTTTGAAGGCACTAACTCTTTAATCGAAATGTTAGTGGTTCGGCGCAATGTCTGGATTAGGGGCATGCCAGCGGCCCTTCCTTCAATATAAACGGACCGAATTTTCCACTGCTTAATGAGCTGGGGAAGAAGTTTTTCCATTTCCGGAAACTCAATTCGGTCTAAAACGTAGTGTATTAGGTGAAGTTTAATCGTTTTTTTATCGAATCCCCAAATACATATCGCTGTGTAATCATTGACTGTTTCTGCTTTATAGGCCGTATCTATAGTTGCGTAAATATAAGAATATCGGCCTAGATTTTTTTCATGATATTGCAACCACGGCTCTTTAAAAATTGCACCCTGTTCTCCGGCAGGGCGACCTTGGTAGAGTGAGTTAAAGTCCCTATCACCAATTGATTTACGTATTGCCTCAAGGTTCTCCACGGGGAAAAATTCTGGCCAATGCGACTCCCCCAACTTCCTATCCAATATGTCATATTCTTCATCGACGCATAGTGCAGGAACATTGAGCTCTCTCCAGCGCTCGGGGTCGGCCTTTAAAAGTTGGCCAATAATATCATCTACGTGAAACCTAGTGCCCATTGAAATGATTGCATGGTTTGGTAGACCACGGGTTAAAAACTGGGTCTGCGTCCAAGCAAAGGTGCTTTCCATGATCGCCGCGGAATTGCCATCAGCCAAAAGGTCATCAAGGATTCCCACACCTGGTAATTCGCTATCGTCGATCGTTCCAAAGCCAAATCCGGTAACACTACCACCAGCCGAGGCAATTTTAATAAGTCCGCCATTGTTGTTTCTTATGGCACTTAAATTACATTTTTCGCGGTCTATTTCGCATTCCGGAAAAATCCACTTAAACTGTTCGTGAGAGATAAACTCAATCACCGCCCGTGAATTTTCACTGGTGAGTTGTAACGCATATGAACTCATAATAAACTGAGCTGTTGGCGACCTTCCCATCTGCCAGGCTGGAAATACCTTTGATATGAGTAGTGATTTTCCCGATCGTGGTGGTAAGGAGATCGCGGATTGCTTATAGTCTTTTCTTCCGTCCCCAATGTTTTGCAAAAAATTTCCGATCACCTCGTGGACTTTGAACGGTTGAAATTTACCCGCTATGGGGACTTCGGAGGTTATGTATCTCGCAAAAGTCAAAAAGTCCGTTCGACATTTCAACCTAAGTAGTTCCTGCTTGTCAGTTGAAGAGAGGAATAAAAGACTTTTCTCCATCTCCGCTACTGTTTCTCTTTCTTTGTTTAGTTGTTGTTTATTCATAAAATTAGCAATCGGCCTGGCCGTCGCGCGCCCGACCCTGGTCATATTTAATTTGATCCAAGATTTCCCTAATAGATGGCGATCCAGGCGTTCCGGGTGTACCTGGTACTCCCAGGGCCTCGGTAATGCTCTGTGGTAATTTTGCCTCGACTAGAGACAGGGGTTCACCCAAAACCGGTGAATTAATTTTAGACTCCAGAGAATCCCTGAGAGCCTTGTCTTTGTTCCGCTTAGTTAAACATTTATCAAAATTGAGTGGAACGTCAACCGGTATTAGTCCTAAAATTACATCCTTGAGATTGAGAAGATCTCCTCCGGGCGCTAATTTTCTCCATTCTTTGTCGGCTGGTAACACAATATTAGAAAGGATATTAACCGCTTCTGCTTTGCTTGTGGAGTTTAAAGTGGCAATTTTTACTATATTTCCAAATACAGTTTTCAATGAGGGTGTAACAACTACAGGTGCCTTACCGCCTTTTTTTACTGCGTTTAACTTTAGCACAAATTTATACAAGTCTTGTACGGCCTTAGAGGTATCTATAATACTAAATAAAGCTTTAGAGAAAAATGAACCATTACCGTCCATCATCTTAGTAATTAAGCGATGTTGAGCGTCAATAAGCTTTCGTTCTACTGACTCTACGCCTGTAATGTTGTTATCTGTTTGTTTAAAAGCCTTCTCCACCGCCTCAAAGGTGTACATTAGTTCCGTCCAAAGCTCTGGCCAATCGGCGTTTTTAGCACTGTCGATGCGATCGGCCATCTCATTTAGTCGTTTTACCGATTTAATGAGTTGGGTAAGATCGAATGGGTTCGGGAAACATAAATCTTCGCCCACCGCTGTGGGGATAAGACTAAGCACCTCGGCAACAACGTTTTCATTGTTTTTTGTCATATCCCCTTCGGGGTTATATGAACTGGCGGAGTTAGCAATAACATTACCACACTCTGTTAATAAAGTATTTCCATCCGAATCTTTTGAATGCTTGGTTTTTCGGCATTTAGGATCACAGGGACAATCACCGCCTCCGCCGCCAAACAATCCCCCGAGCCCTTTAAGCCCGCCAAGAATTCCAGCCACGGGATTAAGGGCGGTAAGCGCTCCTAATGCATCGAGCCCTATTCCACCAGCTCCTAATATACCACTTAGTTGTTGACCAAGTCCTACAAGCTCTAGAGCTGTAGTGGCCAATTGCGGAATACCTGCTTGGCCGCCAAGGAGCGGAATTCCTGAAAGCCCAGCAAAATTACCTACCAATCCTGCAACTTCGCCCAGCCCACCTCCTTGGAGAGCAGAAGTAATGCCTCCGACTATGTTTCCGGAGATGTTACCTTGGCCGCCTACCACATTCACAAGTCCACCAATTACATCTTGAATGGGTCCACTTCCCCTCCCCACGGCTGCATTTAGTATATCATTAATAGCAGATGGTTGCGTTCTAAAAAAGTCTGTTCCAATGTCTAATATCGGAGATACAAATTTGGCCACCTCTGGAGGGAGTTGAGGGAGACCAAGCATGACGACTGAGTCAATTGCCCCAACCACACCGCCTGCCGCGTAGGATAAGTATACACTCTGGAGCTCTGGAGAGATCGTGCTTAGTGTTTGATTAAGAGCTTTTTGCCCTACAGTTTGTAAAGCCCGATCTAGAGTATTATTTTGTATTCCTTGGGCAATAAGATCCCCAGCGCTTGTCAAAGATGAAAGTACAACTGCTAGTTCCTCATCAATGACATTTCCCTGGCTAAGAGCGTTTGTAAGCAAAGAATTTAACGTTGCAATACTTACCCCAGAGTTATTAGCAATTGTAACCTTTGCAAGATTAGAAAGAAAATTGGCCTGGTTAAATGCAGGAGGGAGTACCCCACCGGACATTAATGCGGCTTTGAGGGCAGGATCAGTGCCGGTGGGCGGAATATTTTTACCAATTTCGTCCAAAACTGCCATGGTTGCATTGCCTACAGAATCACCTGCAGCAGGAGCGGCTTTTTGCGCCAGAGCTGGTATAGGCTTACGTGAATTAATAAACTCAGGTTTGGTTTTAGGAGGGTCTTGACGGTGAAATTGGATCGGTTCTCTTTTGCCTGGATTTATCCATTTCATCGAGCCCTGGTACCGTAAACATTTAATCCCCTGGGAATTGAGACCCTCGTCGAGGATTGCGTCCATGCCATGAAGACGCTCTGTGCAGGGCGGTAGGGTCGTGCGAAAAAACACCGGAGCAGCACTTACTGGGGTCCATATGTAGTCCCCATTTTCGTCCTTGCCGCACTTAATTTGAAAACTGCGAAACTTGCGGTCTTCGGTAAAATCAAATACTTCCCCCTCAAGGGATTTTGAGCATTGCGGTATTCCCGTTTTACCGGCATATGCTGCGTTAGTAGCCGTGCCTTCGGGCACCCCAGGATCAACTCCCTTCTCAATAAGTTTGCCTTGGGTAATTGTTTTCCAAGACCAAGTTGCCTCTTCGCCCAGTTGTCGGCTATCGCGCCGCATGCAAATTGCTAGTACCTGGTCGTTTTCACTATCGAATAAATAGAGCCGGCCACTATTCCCCTCGTTGCAAAGTAGACCCTGGTCCCCCGGCGATGAGGCCGGCCTATAAGCATCAATTTGTTGATTGACCGTGGCTACCTGATAGGCCGCGCCCGGAAACCCTGCCTCAGGGCTTTTATTAAAAAACCCCAGCACAAAAGCATCTTCAGAGTTACCGTTAGCCTTCCCGATTAGGCAAGGCGAGCCAATGAATTGGGCGCTAAGCACTCCCTTATTACTACCGTTGAGAACATAAATCCAATCGCTACTTGTTCCGTCTTGATAGGTAACTTTTACGCGGCCTAGTTTTTTAGGATCCGATACCGATACCACCGTACCAATCTCATTATACGGATCGGAATAAACTCCGCCACTCACTTCTACGGAGCGAGTAGTAACGTCTCGAAGTTCTCTTATCTCTTCAAAAAATCCCATTTGTGTTAATCCTGAATATAAGATACTTCTGGCTCAAAAAAACCATCGCCCACGGCCCATAGGTCAGCAGAAAGATAGGCATATTGGACTCTTACATTGAGATGGGAGGGGAGCCAGTTTTTGGCAATGTAAGTGGTTCTGTCCCAAGACTTACCATCTCTATTGTAGTAGTAAGGCATTCTAAAAAACACATTGCGAGATTCCTCGATGCTCGAGGCCCTACTTACTCCCGCTACTAGTTGATTGGTGTAATTGCCGATTTCAGCGTCGTCTTCCGTACCCACTTGAATGACATCGTATTTGTACGGAGTGAGAGGCGGAGCAGAAATTTCTGCATTACGTAATCCACTGCGGGGCTTAAGAATTTTTCGTTCTGCGTCTATAATCTCTAACTCCACGGGACTATGAGACTTTAACCCAAAAATTGATACAAGAAAAGCTATTACAAGCAGACTACCCTTGGCCTCTATCAAACCATTCCAAAGGAACTTATTGATCCGAGGAGCATTAACTACTACCAACTCGGCATGGGAATTACTAGAGTAGGCTTTGAATGGGTCATAGGAATAATATGTACCATCAGGATTAATAGTTATTGTCTCAATTTCGTCAAGTTTGAGACGCAGAAAATTAGCTTCGTTGTCTTCATCTACCCATGCCGAGTTGGTAAAGGGAAATTTGCTCAGAGCTTGGCCTTTAGGAGTAAGAGAATTGCTACCTTCATTTGTACCTCCTCTATCCCACCATCCAAACGCGTTACGAATCATCGCCTCTTTGATAGGTCGATCCCACTGATCATTCCATAGGTCCCCAGTAAGGCCTAAATGCTGCGCCAACCAAGCCAGAGTTGGAGTTAAACATGTCTCTGGGGAAAGATACTTTTGATAAAAAGATGCAATATCGTCTTTTTTTGCTGCTAGAAATTCGTCGGCGCCACTTACCAACCACTGAGAAGGAGTTTCCTTATCAGAGAAAGCTGGATCGGAGCGATAGGCTTCAGCCATGCCAGGCAATCTGGAGTAGATTGGTCTAGCCATTGTTGACTTAGAGTAGGAGATGGTGCCCAGCCTTAACGAACTCGGTGTGACTTGTATTATACTACTAAATAACTGTGCAATTTTGTCGTAGCATGCAGAAATAAACTCAAGGCCTGTTGGGTTGTTAATAAGCCGGTTTGTCCACTCCTCTTCGATAATTATGCTAATTTGAGTTTTCCAAACTTCAGGTAATTTTTTAAATGCATTTTCCAAAGAAGTTTTAATTTGCTCCAGGATGGGAACGCTCAGTTGATTGTTCAGATAACCTTCGGACGTGTTTGGATATACGGAGATGATAAATTTTCTAATAAAAGTATCTTTGCGACTTTCTATGCCTATGATATTTGAAAATGGAGAGTTGATTACTCCTTCTAGTCTTTTGTCAATAAGAATTAAAGCGGTTTCAAAAAAATCTTCGGAAAAATAAAACTTTGGTGGTAGGTACAAAGTTGTAGAAGTGCTTGCCGGAGAAGTAATTTTCAGTCCTTCAAACTCTCCTCTAAGAATCGTTTTTAACTTAACCGCCTCTGCTGGACTAAAAAAGTATCTTACAGAAAGTTGACTGGTGCCATATTTTTTTACTGACTCATATTGCCATTTTGTATTTTTAACTCGTGTTACGTGGCCTATAACGCAGCGGCCTGGGGCACAAACTGCGTCTGAACCAGATCCTGGAGCACAAATCAAACCGCTTCTAGAGCAACTCTCCTTTCCCTCGCTAATTGCATGGCCATGGGAATAAACTTTGTAGGTAGGTTGATCCTCATCCTCTTGAGTTAGGGGCGCTGATACTTCGCTAGAAGTGAATACGTGCCCAATATTTTTGTATCTAAATTCGCCTAGTGGGAGGTTTTCTATCTCTCGGTTTATTATCTTCTGTCTTTCAGAGTTAATATTGCGAACCGGGCCAAATGTTATCTTCCCAAGCTGATGGGCAAAAATCTTTATTTTTTTAGTGCGGTCAAACTCAACTATGACATGAGAAGGAGAGAGTTGAGGACTAAGGTTTTTAATAGCCGGGATGGAGTCCCAAGCGGATAAGTTTATCATGGGGTGTATAGATTATCGTAAGAAAATGTTAGCGAAGAAAAATCATTGATTGACGTAAAAGCAATCTGGGTTTTGAAAAGTTTGTAAGTGAGGATGGGCGAGGGTGAAGAGAACACCTGCTCATCGGCATTTACAACCGCCAAATAATTATAAAGACATTTGGTACCGTCTTCACTTTCCTCTCCACTAAACCCCGCACAAATCCCTTCTAGTTCCTCGGGATTTTTAATCATCATTTTTATATCTAATGTGTTAATTGTTTGGATAAAATCAAACTCATATAGAATTCTGGCCACGCTCTGATAGTTTATTTCAGAACCAAGAGGTAAGTTTACCGGATTGAAATAAGTACTAAGCGCTTCAAAAACTTGCTGAGAGAGCACATCAACGCCACTATTTATGGCAAGTGGATCATAGTATAACTCAACAACAATATCAGTAGGCACCACCTCTGGCGCAATGAAGGATATATTTGTACCAATAGTCACTCTAGATTTCATCGAGTCGATTAAAAACGCTAGAGAAGACGAATCTAGACCCCTTCCGTCTTCATCTCCTACACAGATTACGATATTACCTGATAAAGCCGAGGTTAAACTATTTCTTTCTTCGTACGTTAAAACTTTCACAATAGCGCTCTCTGGGGCCAAAGTTGTTACTTCATTGTCAAAATCCAAGGAGGTTGTAAGATTGCGTCGGCTAAGCACTTCAAAAGCCCTTTGCTTCATCTGGGCAACCGACTCAATATCCGTGGCTCCTTGGGCTTGAGCATTGTTCCTCAGAGACTCCAACCCGGCAAAATTCTTTTCAATTTTGTTAATGGACCCCCCGGCCACATTGTATGAGCTTCCCCAGCGCTCAGATTGACACGCTACAGTGGCTACAAAGTCCGACTCTGCAATCTGAACCTGTTGCAAGGTGACAAATACCTGGCCTCCGTCGGCTAGTACCTTTGTCCCTTTGGGAATGATTAAAACCCGCTGAAATCCAGGTACTTTATAAAAAGACACTTCTACCAACGCCTTACTACCCAACTTTCTTTGAATGCCTAGTTGTCTTAACCATTGCAAACTAAACGCCTCTGGGAGGTTATTTAAGTAATAGAGAAGCTCGGCCTGGGCAAATGCTTGGCCTTCGGCAATGGCGCTAAGCGGCGAGGCCGGGGTAAAGTCGTTGAGAGTTCCATTGGACTCCAAATAGATTCTTGTTTGAATCGCTCTCACAAGAGCCTCCGTATTTCGGCTATCAAGCTGCAGAGGTAAAATTGGTCCGTAAATGTTAGCCATTAATCAGAATGGTGGGGTAAAGGTACGGGAAAGGCCTGCTTTACCGCCGTCGGGGTCGGCGTTTTGCCCTTCATAGTCAGGAACTAGTGACCGATCAATGGCGTCTCCATTGGACATGGTTGCAGGGTCGAAAGACGTATAGCCATTGATAGTCTCTCCGATGAGAGAGATGGAGTAGATGTCACCGTCCTGACGTTTAAAGTCTGGAATCTCACCAAGAATAGATCCGGCGGTGAACGGATCGGAGTAATTAATTGCCTGGGGCGATGACAAATTCAAACTACCAATCGAATCAGCCGCAATAGGATTATATAGCTTCTCAAGTGGGGTTGTAGAAGCATATCCTACATATCCTTGAAGGACACTTTGACGAAGCGAACTTGGCAATATAGAGGGCGACTCCATTCCTGGGTAGGGAATATTTCCCCAGTACTCCTGCAGAGTAGAATACCCTTTAGTAAATTCGACTCCACGATAGTCGAGTCCGAGGTCTACGTTATTGTTTAGGGCAATTTTGGCATTGACTGGAGGCGAAGAAATTTTAGTTTGGGGGTTATTGGCAATTATTGCGCCGGCAAGATTTGTATTTATAGGAGAAATTCTAGACTCCTCTAGCCAATCCACAATATTAGATGTAAAATCTTCAGAAGAAACAAAACCTGGAAAAATAGACGTTAAAGCTTTGTTAAAGTAGTCCGAGGTTGAGGTAATGTATGAACTTTCAGAGTCGACAATTTTGCCCAGAGTCGGAAAAAAATCTTTGGAAACTTTTTCTTTCCAATTTTGCCCTTGGGTTATGTCTATGTAGTCTGTAAATTCACCATCTTTTTCATACTCCGCGTCTAATACTTCTAATACGCCGTCTAGTAGTTCCGATTCTGTGCCAATAAGCGACTCTAAAATATCCGAGGGGCGCTGAATGTCCACAAATCGGGTGGGTGATGCCGCCCATACCTGATTTTGCACCTCGCGAAAATATTCTGGATCGCCATATGCAACAGCGCCCAGGCCCCCAAGAGTACTAAAGTCGTCAGTAACGTAAACTGTCTTCAAGACAAAAAATCTTTGCTATACTTTTACTTTAAACCGCGAGCGGTAGGTTAAAGTATATCAGACATACTAATTGTCGATGGCAGAAGCAACATTCCAACTCATTACAACCTCGTTGCCGGGAGAGGAACCATTTATTGGTGACCTTGATGAAGGCGAAGCGTGTATTAATACGGCAGATGGGCGGATGTGGGCCGGGGATTCTATTAGCACACCAATTGAAATTGGCGGTGCAGTAAAAAATAGTCCCATGGGCTCTCTTCTCGTTTCTAATTATTTAGACGTAGAAGTAACTGAGCCGGATAATCTTCCGATTGCAAATACTAATCCACTAGATATTCCTTCGGGGTTTTATCGCGAGCACCGTATTTTGCTCAGGTTTACTCAAAATCCGCTATTAAATTTCTCAACATATTTCGACTATCCTATTAACTGGGGAGTTGAGGCAAGTTGGAAACTTGGAACGTCTGTACTTACCTGGGGCGGAGATGCAGATCTCTTAGACTTTTCAGCGTCCAACCCCATCGACTTTTACAAAGGCCAAGGAAGAAAAATCCTTATAGAACTAAGTTCTTTCGGTCCAAGCGCTGAATGGACCGGAAGGTTACTCTGGGTTAGCGAAATTTCCGGTCTTGGATAGGGAATATTTCCCCTGATATAAAACCACAGTCTTAAACCATGCTAGATAAGATTACGTTCCAGAACGGAACAATTGTAACCAAAGAATATCTCAATGAGGTGCAAAAAGGCTCGAGCTTTTCTGCCCCGACATCGCGCGATGATTATTACACCGAACCCACTTCGGGCGAGCATGCTGGATGGAAAATTGGCCAACGTGATAGTCTTAAGGACTGGGAAATTGCGGATCCTCGCGAAGACAACGAGACTGGGGTAGGCCGACTCGCCCATGATGGTATTGTACTAGGGTCGTATGATCCGGTCACTCTGGAAAAAGTATGGGGTCCGCCAGCACTAGTAGAGACTACAGGTGGGGCGTATGGAGTATGGGTGGAAGCCGGCAGTATTGTGGGGTCGGAAGGTGAACCTATTACCTGGGAAATTCAGTTTGTTCAACTTTTAAGCGATATTGAAGCAAACTACTTATATGTGGATGAGGAGGGAGCAAAAGCCTCCATTGTGGCTAATGAGCCCGTAGAAATTTCAATCGGATCATCTTTGCCTTCAGTGGCTCAGCCCCATGTTCCGCTAGCTAAGCTCACTCCGGCCGCAAATGGTACAACTTTAGCCACTAATGAAGATGGCGATATTGTCGGAGCAGGTTATATCGATCTTAGACCCGGGGTCTATATTGGTAATTTAAATACCTACCCACGAACACTACGAAACACAGACATTATCGCAGACTCTGTTGTTGCTAAGAGCTGGCAGAGAGTGATTGCCGATACCTCTAATGGTTCAATAATTGTCTCGTTGCCAACCAACCCAACAGACTCCGATCGCATCGCCATTGTAGATATTTCTGGTACCTTTGATCGGTTTCCAATCGTCATCCGCCCAGGAGCAGATACAAAAATCAACAACTCAGTCGATGACTGGATTATTAATATCAAAGACGCTCATATTGAGCTGTTCTACCACGCAGCCACCTCTGAGTGGAAGTTTGAAGAGACCCCAGGTGGAGATTGTTCACCCGTACTGGGAACGTTCCTCTCATGTGGTGGGCGCGAATTCATTGGACAAAGATTAGCTATTGAGTGCCCAGATGGCCAAACAATTCCTACTACTTTTCCGAACCCACCCGAAGGAGTTTATCGCTACGAACCTTCTTCACAAAAATGTTATAAAGAATTTTACCAGTCGGTGGCAGTATATGCCAATGGCCAAGGCGGACTTATTAGGGTCCAAGATGCCCCGCGTTGTGATCGCGATGGCCTTGCGGTTACAGACTCTCTTGTCCGCAACATCATCCACGTTGATCCGTCTATTGGCGATGACTCCATCTCCAACTCAGGATTTGTAGAAGAAAAGCCTTTTAGGTCTATTGAGAGGGCCATCATCCAAGCCGTTAGAGAGAGCCGGAGGGCTGGGCAATATAACGATCGCTATGACCGAGTGGTTGTTCAACTTGCTCCTGGAGATTACTATGTAGATAATACACCTGGTGCAGGAAGCATTCCTGGACTAACCGCTTCGACGGGCCTGGTTCAACGCGTCGAGACGGGATTTACTATCGAAACAGTAACTCAACTTGATAGGGCCACCGTAATCCAGGTCAACGCTCTTAACCCCAGCTTCACCCAACCCCCAACCGCTCTTAGTCTTGGTCGTATCATATACTCCCAAAGTGGCGGCGTTGGAAATATTGCAAAAATTGAAAAAGAGAGCATTGGCTCGGCCATTTGGAACGTTACTCTTGAGTATGTACGTGGAGCTTTCAGTGTTAACGACGAAATTTACTACGATGGACTTTCCCTAATCAACCCTACCGGTGGCGGATTGGTTGTTCCTCGTGGTATCTCGATTAACGGAGTAGATCTTCGCAAGGTAAGAATAAGGCCGATGTATGTGCCCGCTCTTAATCCTATAGAAGAAGAACCGCAGCGCGAACAAACATCCATTTTCAAAGTCACCGGTGGTACGTATGTAAGTCTGCTTACATTCACCGACAACCCACAAATTCACAGAAGCCATAACACTGTAACCGCTGTTACTTTTGCTTCTGAGGCCGAGATCAATGGCGGCGCTGGGGAAACTTCCTATTACTCCAAACTCAATAGCCTCTTCGGTCAGTATGACGGATGGGGAGCGCAAGGCCTGGAGCCAATAAGCGCCGAGACAACAATTGTTGCGCCCATTGCGGACTCTAAAGACCTCAGACAAACAGACTCTGAAGAAAACCAAACCGGTTTGCCATTTGGTGATTCTCGCTCAGATGCCCCAATTGCGTACCCTGGCGCAACAAGGATCAAAAGATTGGGTTCACAGGACCAAAGAGTATTTGATCTGCCGGATATCAACTCAACTCGCTCCTCTTCCCCTTATATCTATAACTGTTCCGTAAGATCGATTTTTGGCATGAACGGCCTATGGGCCGATGGTGCGTTGGTAAGCGGCTTCAAGTCAATGGTAACGGCCAACTTTACCCAAGTTAGTCTTCAAACCGATCCTACTTGTTTCAATGCCCAGGCATATTACCTCGACCCTCCGACCAATAAAGTCGATGGTGTAGGCAAGCAGTATCGTGTATCGGCTAATGACACATTTAAATATAGACACTTTGGAATGAGAGGCAGCAACGACGCCACAATTCAAATTGTTTCTGTGTTTGTGATTGGAAACGCCGATCACTTCGTTTGCGATTCAGGTGGCGACCTTTCCATCACCAACTCCTGCTCTGACTTTGGAGATATTTCACTTCGCTCAATTGGCTATAAGACAAGGTCCTTTAGCCAAGACGAAGGTATTCCTTCAACCGATTTTGGAGGCACAAAGTTACTTGAAATTATTCCTCCGTTACCACTAACCTACTTGGGAGCAGCACCAACACTTGTAGATACAGAAGTTAATACTTCTCTGGTACTAGATTATGATCTGACTAAGGACTGGTATGTTGCTAATACTATCAATGAAGTTGCCCCCACACTAATTAGAATTTATTTCCGAAACACAAACTCCGGATCTCCATTTACTGAGGTAACCAACGTCCCAACAGCAGAATCGATGGGATTCAGTCAGTTTTCTTACACACGTAAAAAGTCCGACGGATCTTACGAACTTGTGGGTGGTAGCAGACAAAATCGAAAGCAAATTAGAATTAAAGGATTTGATGAAGTCGGTAATTCTATTATTTATGCTGGCGACATCGCCCTCATTGCCTCGCCCTCTTCATCTCCGGGATTTGAATATTTAGATGACAAATCAAAGATATTTGTTTGGGATACTAATGAAGACTGTTGGTATGTAAATGTAACCACTGGTAGTATTGTTGAGGAGGCCATTGACCAAGAGCCAAAAGATGGATTCCTTCTCAAGAGGATTAATTATGCCTTTAGGTATAAGATTATTTCTAACCCGGTGGGCTCAGCTGCATTCTACAGTTCATTGGACTTCATGTTCGACAGATCAGCCCTTACTCTCGTAAGAGGCATCGACCGTAGAAAAAATGAAAATAGAATTTACAAAGTGGTTCTTGACGGATTCCAAAGAGACAAAGGACTAAGAAGACCTCAAAACTTCTATGTTCTTGAGAAGCAATCTAGTGTAAGTGGCTTTCCTTTCAACGGATCAACCACACTCCTCGATGACCCCCTCACCATCTCGCAAGTAAGAACTTACGAAGAAGTATTTCCAAAGTCTAATATTACCTCAAAGGAGCAAGGAAGATACGTAGCCTATCTCACTCTGGCCTCTCAGGCCCGTAAAGTTGCCACAGGAGACCTATATCCTGAAGGCAATGCCGACGAACCCGAACAAACCACGGACCCAATAGACTCTATTACAAGAGAGTCCCTTGTTCAGATGCTACAAAGGCCCGGGGTTTACTTTGACAAACCCATCGAACCTAGCGTAGACCCCATTAACGTAAAAGTACGCTCGGCTTCTGCAGCACCAGGCATCTTAATCGGTTTACGTAGACCATCCGTTATTAGAGCATCAGGTCACACGTGGGAATGGACAGGGTATCTTAACTATGACACTGCTTTCCCCACCTTCCAAGGCGAACCCCTCGACCAAGATGTTGCCCTCGGGAAGATTATTGTCGAAAACAAAGGGGGTAAAGTTTATGCCACAGGCATGAATGAAGAGGGTAGTTTCTACATTGGGACAACTGTTTTCGATCTTCGCACCGGGGAGCAATTTGCCATTCCGCTCGAGGCGGACAATGAGCCCGGCTCAGTCACCAACCAAGTCTTCAATAGCGTGGTTATTAGGTCGTTGTTGGCCATAGATGATGGTTCTTCGCTATTTTTTGGCAACGACAGCGCCATTTACTTCGATCCCACCACAACCTTTAATACAACAACCGGGCCAATTACAGCGTCTCAAACGCCCCTTCCTGAAGTATATGCCACCACTGCCAAGGCCGGACTTGTCCAGTTAGCCGACACTTCTATTATCAGAGGAGCACTTGGAGGCGGAAGTCAAGGTGTGTCAAAAAGCACTGCTGTAACGGCCTTTGAACTGGCTAAGGAACTGAATGCTAGGTTTGACAATACCGTTTCCGCTGGTACTGGAATCGTAGTGACATCTGCCACGGTTGAACTGCCAGGCGGTGACCCAAACACTGCTGCCGATAACATTACCCAGTTTTTAATCTCAGCAAAGGAAGCTTCCGTGGACCAAAAGGGGATCATCGAGATCGCCACTGAGTCCGAGGTAAGGGATTTCCAGCGCGATGATGTAGCAGTTACCCCGGCAACTCTCATTAGGGCGCTTGGCGACTCCATCAAGGGAGTGGCGAACCTAAGACTGAGTCTCAGCTCCACATCGGCTGTACCCAACAGCAATCAAAGTGGCAATGCGCTCTACATCCATCCTTATAACGGAAATGAGATAGCTCTATATAGCAGTAACACCGTCACTTCGAGTAGTCGGTGGTACGTTCTTAAGTTCGACGGAGTTCAGACACGCTACCTAACAATTACAGGATTGAATGGCGGAGCGGCCCTAGCCGCAGATACCCAATACGACATTTACTTATACAATAGCGGAACGATAAACGCTCCAGTGCTTGCGGTGGAGTACGTTGCGTGGGGATCTGGCCAGTCGGCCCCAACAAGAACCCTACACGACGGAATCCAATGCAAGAATAACGACAAGACCAAGAGATTTGTTGGCATAGTTCGTACTACAACGGCAGGCAACTCTACCATCGATCTTGGCGGCGTGCTTACATCTGCTCAATCTGCAAGTTATCCTAAAATATACCTGGCAAACCTTTACAACCTTTACGACGCACGGGCCATTTATTTCTTCGGTACTAGTTGGAACGCTGTGGCCAATTGGTCAACCCCACCAGGTTATACTATTGCTCCAAGAGTTAGCTTTGTGCAAGCAAGTAATACTTTAGTTACGGCGTTTCTGGACATTTATAATAACCCCCAAGTTGGCGGCGAGGGGGCGACGGTTGGTTACGTAGCTCCAGGTATTAACACAACTTCTGGTCCTCCCGATGATGCATTTTACGGAGAAACTTCTGGATTTAACCAGACATCAGGTAGTCAATGGGCGCGGAGTTTGGACAGTGGTCTGAACGAAATCTACTATCTATACCAACAGGCAGGTTCAAACCTAATCAACGAGCACCCCGCCCATGGTATGATAGTGATTGCTAAGGTCTGATACGCATGCTCAGCTTATCTAGGTCCGCTACCGGCAAGAGGGCCAGAGCGCCACGGTGGTGGGGCCAAGTGACAGAAGCGTTGCCAAAATTCTCCTTGCCCCTCCTCGAGCCAAAAGAATGGACGCCGGAACTTGCCCAAAGGTGGGTAGATGCCATCCCATCCAAGTGCCCGTTTGAAAGACAGGTATGGTGGGGGGAGCACCTAGTGCTTTACATTCCGCCACTTTGCCCACTCAATCCGTTTTCCGGCCAACTCTACTCCATACGCCTCAAGGCCCAAACTTACCTAATCGACGTAAACCAGTTTAAAGACTGACATACCACACCGGCCGATTTGGACCCGTTTGTGGTATAATACTAAGAGAGACAAAGAGAAATCTTTCGCTCCAAAGAGACACAAACCTAAGAGAAAAACATTATGTCCGCTGCTACATTTTCCGTCACGACCATCGACCTGAGCACCAACGCTCCGCAACTTGCCCCTCTCAGTGGCCGTGAATACACCTCCGAGTATACCTCGTTGCCAAACGCCAACCTTCCCAAGGGTTTGCGTAAAGACCTGGATACCATGTTCCAGTTCCTGACCGGAGAGGAACTCCCCCTCGATGAGAACACCTTCCTCATCAAGTCTCGCGATGGCGTTTACTTCCGCCTGTTTGGCCCAGTTCTCAAGGCCGGCGCCGAGGGCGTTGAAGGAACTTCCGATGGCCAACTCTACATTCAGTGGGGACCACGCTACTTGCCCGTTGACATTGTTAAGGGCGGATTTACCAAAATCGATGGAATGGTAATCGAGGCAGAATTTGGTTCGTATAACTTCTCTGGTCGTGGAGAAGATCCTGCTCTGTTTGTAAGCGTTGACGTTGAGGATGGCCAACTCGTCCTTCCCGTTGCCATTCGTTTTACCGACTGGGAAAATCCAGTAGAACCCAAGGCTCTAAACGCACTTCTGAAGAAAAAGCCAGAAGATGTGGTTGCACTTATTCAAAAAGTTACAGCCAAAGGCTCTGGGGGTGGTGGAAACCGCGTCGAAGCCGATAGCGAAGTCGACTTCCGTGAACTGGATGTCCAAGTTCCCTATGAGGTAATTGGCTATTATCCTTGTAAGACCTCCTATGGACTTACGTATCGCATTCTAATCAACGACTATCCTGCTCAGGATCAAGTTGCCGGGGCATGGGCACATAGCTCCATTCGCCCACTACTCTCCACCAAGCCGGAGATCACTCGGGAAAAGCCCGCCGTTCTGACGTTGCGTAGCAAAGAAGAACTGGATAATAATAAAATTAGAATCCGTTCTACGCTGCTCCTCTCCGCCCAAGAGGCCGGGGAAGAAGACCTCAACCTAGATTTTTAAAATTTAGACTTCTAGAGTTGTAAGACTCAAGGTCTCAGGGGTTTCTCTGAGGCCTATTTTTTTACGGGTTTAAAGACCTATACTACGATAAACGTTTTCATTTTTTTCTCATGTCAGAAGAACTACGAGTACCGGATGGTTGGCAAATTGTCGACCACGCTGAGCCGGGGACCGACACCGGTAAACAGTCAAAGAATCTTGAGTTGATTACCCCCGGGCCTCAAGGCCAAGGTGAGGATGATTATCATTCTCAATATGTCGATCCTGAAGGGCCATTTGGTGCCGCAAAGGTCGGAGGTGCTGAACAATCCTATGAGACTCAGCCACATTCCAAAGACTATGATCCTAAAGGCGATCCTTCGTATGATATTGGGCAACTTCATGTAGAACCCGGCGAGGTTGTTGTAGAGCAGGGCGTTCAGCATCGCCGAGCGTATTATCTTGTGATGAATCCAGACGAAGAATATTTTTACTCCGTAATTCCTAAAGTCAAAAGTACTGCGGAGGAGTATAGAAGTCCACATAAACGCACCCGCTCAGAAGCCCTCGAAGCAGCATATAAGGTGCTTAATGTTGTACTTCCGGATTCGATCTCTGACCAAATGCATTACACTTATCCAGAATCAGAGATTATTAAGTCCTCGAGTCGCTAAGTAGCTTTTGCAACTGGCTACGGCTAAAGCCGTGAAAACCAACTCATGATAGAATAAGGATACTTAGTCTTAATATCTGTGCCCAACAACGTCCTGCTCATCTCAGACATCCATTCTAGAGACGATGCTCTCTGCAAACTAATTGAATCTGAGTCGGTCAATGCGGCACTTAATAACGGCGTCCACCTTGTATTCTTAGGAGACTTATCAGATTGTAGAGATAAACTCTACAGGCCCCAATGCTCATTCCTCAAAGTCTATGAGCTTGTAAGGCAACTATGCGAAGAAGGTAGCGCTACCTTACTTCATTCCAACCATGCCCAAAACCTTTGCGATCACTACCTCAATCGTAGAAAAGTTAAGGCTAGCATTGTTGGCTTTAAGCATACATTAAGCGAACTCGAGACTTTAGACGAACCGACTCGAGACGAAATGATCTCGTGGTTAGATTCTAGGCCTCTAATATACAACTATAACTCCGAGAACGGAAAAACATATAAAGTCGCTCACGCTTTTTACCAAAAAGACTTTGAGCATAAATACCTAGAGACGGAGACACTCACCCCAGATGAAATTGATCTTACCCTTCGTGGACGAAAGTCCTCATGGATGTGGCAAGGTCGACAAATTACAAAACGCACTGGATTTTGGCGCAATCCTAAGCGCTGGGGGGCCACCGGATCGGAGGTTCTTTGCTCTGGCCACTGGGCCCAAATTATCGACCAACCAAACTGTGTAGTTAACGACCCGGGTGGCGACGCCACTGACGGTACCCTCGGCGTTTTTAATTGCAACTCTCACTCCTTCACCATCCATAATAACCCATGAGTAGTATCCTTGAACAGAATAAGATGATTTTTAAAACCAAAAATGGTTTTGATTATCCGCAATTTTATCAGTATTATGAAAACACTGTAGCCTCTGTTTGGAGACACCAAGAGGTGGCTATGGAGGGAGATCTGCGAGATTGGCAATTTAACTCAACACCCGACGAAAGAGCAGTTATAGCCGGGATTTTAAAGGGGTTTGTAAGTGCTGAGTTGGGAATTGGATGTTACTGGGCAAATGAAGTATGCCGAATTTTCCCTAAGCCGGAGATTCAATCAATGGCCCGTGCGTTTTCATTTTTTGAAACAATTCACGCTGCCGCCTACTCCTACCTCAATGATGTTCTAGGACTTAACGAATACGAAGAGTTTATCAACGACCCAATTGCTTGCTCAAAGATTGAAACTTTTTTTCAGAAGTATTCTGACAAGGTTTCCTTGGCTGTGTTTTCTGGAGCGGGTGAAGGCGTTAGTTTATTTAGTTCGTTTGCTGTACTACAAAGCTTTAACAAAGATGGTAGGTACAAAGGCCTGGCTCAAATCATCTCCTGGTCGGCCATTGACGAAGCAACTCACTCCGAGGCGGGTTGCGCTTTGTTTAGATGTCTTGTGGAAGAGACTGGGCTTAGTGACACTGACCAAGAAGAAATTTATGCGGGTTTCCGTCTCATCCTTGAGAAGGAGTTTGCCTTCATCAACCATATTTTTAACTCAGCGCACATTGCCTCGGTCGATGCCGAGGAACTAAAAGCATACATTACTAACAGGGCCAATGAGCGTTTGCTTACGCTTGGACTTGAGCAAATCTTCCGCCTTTCCACAGAAGAACTTTCTAAGGCAAAACTATTAGCCGCTTGGTTTGAGCCAATGATCAAAGGTGCGAGTAGCGTAGATACTTTTGCACAGAGCAAATCCGGCGATAACTATATCGCCAAACCTACTCAGGATTTTATGAGCGTCGATTTAAGTTGCTTAGATCTTGAGACGTGCCTAGCCTAGGTTTAAAGACAATCAACAAAGAAAATTATGGCAATTCATCCGGTCCCTGACAATAACCCGGCCTACATGTCCCAGAATCATGGCACTACGTGTCTCATCACTGACCCGCGTGCTGATGCCATACTCTCCAGAGCGCGCGATGAGCGCATGACCAAATTAAAAAACCATAAAATGATTATTGACGCATGGACGATCTAAATGTTCCCAATGGCTGGAGGGTGAGAGGCAGAGAGCAAGGTGGCCGGGACTTTTCCGACTCTAAGGAGGCCTGGAAGAAGTACAAAGACTCCCCATACGAGGTAAGTAATAAAGGCCGCGTGAGACGCAAAGAGGCAGACGGTTCGTATAATATACGTAAGCCTCGCGATGATGACCGCAAGCATCTCCGTGTAAATCTTACTTGGAATGGCAAACGGGAAGAACCACCACTCCACCAACTCGTTATGGAGTTGTTTGGCCCACCAAAGCCATCTGGTGAGCACATGGTGATTTTACACAAAGACAACGACGGAACCAACAACTCCATCTCTAACTTGAAGTGGGGTACAAGATCCCAAAATGTGCAACAAGCCCACGATGACGGCCTAATCAGCAAAGGCTCGTCTAAAAAATAATCTGTAGTTAGTTAGTTAGT